TTATATTGTTCACCTCTACTAATAATAGGAGATCTAAACATACCTTGATTACCCATTTGTTGCATGTACTGTTGCATCATATACTGTTGCATCATTTGTTGCTGTTTTTGAGCATCAGTAGTATTTTGATTAATTAATTCATTATACTTTTTTTTATAATCTTCAGTATCTGTAGGAGTTGCAGTTTTATCTGCTAGTTCTTTATCTGCTAATGTTTTGTTAGCAGCAAGTTCCTCAGGTGTATATAAAACTCCTGTGGTAGGATTATAAAGATTAGGTTTAACTTCTCCTTTATCTTGATATTTATTTAAAGTTCCGCCACGTTTAGCATATCTTTGATAATCTAAATCAGAATCTTGATATTGTTCATCTGCTGATTCATTATCACCTCCTCCTATAAATTTATATAGACCTTGACCTGTATTACCTCCATATTGTTCTAATGCTGCAACATCATTTTGAGTATACATATTATCAGAAAATATATGTCTTGTAGCAGCACCTTGTTTACTCCAATGATCTAACGGGCTTTCGGTATCTATTTGTTCTTGCTGTATACCACCATCTTGTGCATATGCACCAACTTGTGGATTACCGTATATAGCATTATATTGTTCTTCAGCTGCTTGTTTTTGTTGTGCTGAAGTAACTGATTCACCTATACCTTTAAAGAAATTACTTACATGTTCTTCTCTACCACCAAGTACATCATCTGCTCCTGGAGAAGGTGTGTTTCCACCTTGTTGTCTTTTAGCAAGTTTAGTATATTGATTAATAAAACTTCTTTTACTTGGTTTAGAACCACCTTGTCTCATAATGATTTCTTCATCTGCATTATCATCTTGAGTAGTTTCTTCTGTATCAGTATTATACATTGCATATAATTGAGCTTTTCTTGCTTCTTCTTCTGCTGCATTTTGTGCTTCAATTGTTGCTTGTTCTTCTTCAGCCTGTGCTTGTGCTTCTTCTGCACTAAGTTGTTCTTGTTCAGCAGATTGAGCAGAATTATTTTGTTCAAGATAATCACCTACTTCAGTAATGTAACTATCAGCAGTCTGAGGATCTATACCAACTTGTGTTAATTCTTGTAAAATAGTATCAGCATCACCGTCATAATCTTCTGCAGACATTCTATCAGCAATATGTTTATATATTTGTTCTTGAGTAGGTGCATTTGACTGACCTCCTTTTTTATATATTCTTACTCTCTTTTTCATATAACATGTAATATATATTAAATATAATAATTTTTGGTTTACTGAATAAACATTAAAAGTTTATTTAATTCTTTCTATAGTATATCCTGCTGCTTCTAAGGCTTTAATTTCATCATCATCTAGTTCATCTTCCCAAGATTCAACATCACCACCTTTTTGAAACATCTGTGCTATAGGTGCCTTTGTACCACGTTGTTTAGCTTGATACTCTAATGTTTTTCTTGTAAACTCATCAGCATCTCTTTTTTTTCTAGCTGCTTCTCTTTGTTGTTGAGTGTAGTTCTCAGGTAAGTTTAAATTCTCATCACCAGCTAATGTACCGTATCTTGGACCTTGTGGTTTCTTAGGTATTGTTTGAAAATTAGTAGGTTGTAACTCAGTATTTGGTGTTACAAATTGTTGTATGATTCTTGGAACTAAAGTACCTACTATATTGTTTTCTTGTACAGCAGGAGCAGGTTTATTTATAACAACATTTTTGGGAGGTATATGCTTTACAGGTTTTTTATCTATTGGTTGTAATGATTGTATATAGTTTACTGGTTCTACAGGTTTTTTATAACCTTTTGCAATATCCCCTTTAATTTGATTACCAGGGAGTTTTACCATATTATGTTTTACTTTTGAATTTTTTTTTATTTTATTAATTTGATCCTGATAATTCATAATTAATTTTGCATTATTAAAATATACATCATCTGGTAAATTACCAATTGCATTTTTTTTAGATAAATCTATTACATTTTTATCAATATTATATATTTTTAAACTGTCATCATATGCAGTTTTTCTATAAGCATACTTTTTAGGATCTGATATTAATAATGGTTTTACTGTTTTACCATTCTGTGCTTTAACTAGTGTTCCACCTTCTTTAAAATTTTCAGTAAGACCTACTGGTTTTAATCTTTTAGTAATTTTAGCTTTTTCTTGTTGTTGATACTCTAATGCTCTTTTATCATATTCTGCTGATTGCCTTTTTCTTATTTCTTTTTCAACATCTTGTTGAGTATATCCTTCTGGCATTTCTATATTTTCACCATGATAACCAGTAGGATTCCAATCTCTATAATGTTTAAGTTTTACATATGGTACAGCAGGTATTATTTCTTGTTTGGGTTGCACAGATTGTGCATATTGTATACGTTTTAATGGAGTTATATCATTGCCTGTAGATTTATTTAAAGCATTTTGAAAAGCTTCTTCAGAATCAGTATATTTTAATAAAGCTTGTTTTTTAACTTCAACTGGATCATATTTATATAATTCAATTTTATCAAATGTTTCCTCAGTACCATCTCGTCCTGGACGGTAGCCATAATAAGTATTTCTTGAAGAAGGTTTTATTCTAGAATCATAATATGCAGGTGTAAACTCTTTATTTACAAAAGCATTTGTGATATCTCTTTGATAAAAATTATTTGGTGATACAACAGTATAATAATCCTGAATTTCTCTAGGTTGTAATTTTTCTTTTAATATCTTTTCAAATGCTATCCTATTTTTTTCTGTTGGTGGAGATTTTTTATCATTTAAACGGTCTTGTATTTCTTTTCTATTTTTATTATGAACTGTGTCATATTCAAGCCAATTATTTCTTGCTGTTTCTAATTGTTTTAAATAATCATCTACATTAGTATCAGTATTTTCTAATTTATAATTAGGCATACTTGTAATGCCTTTTTCTAAAGCTAAAGAGTTTTCATATAGTTTTAAATAATCTTCTAAAGAAATATCAGGATCTTGTTTTTCTTCACCTTTTTGTGCTTTAGCAAGTTCATGTTGTACATAACCACCCTTCTTAAATCCTTTCATCATTGGTGCCACTTCTTTATAGTGTTCCGCAAAATATTGAGCTTCTTCAGGAGTTCTGAAATTCATATCTTCATTACTTGGAGGAGGGTTTTCATTATATTCTAATTCATTACCACCTTTATCTTGTAACAATGGTACTGCTTGATTTCCCATGGAAGCCATAAAATGTGTACCTAAATTTCCATTCCCAAAATCATAAGTTTTAGGATTAGGAGAAATCATTCTTTGAGCTGATGAATTTCCAAATGCAGCATCTGTAGCCATTCTAGCTTTCATCATTGCATTCATAGCATCTACATTAGTAGATATTTCTTCTGCTCTTGGACCTGCAGTATTTTGTGGACCACCTACTTGTGCTTCTGGTAATTCTTCTATTTCATATCCTGCATCTCTATATGCTTGTATCTCTTCATCAGTAAGATCTTGGTCTTCATAATCAGCTTCTCCACCATCTTCTTCAGTAGGTAAATTAAAACCATAATTTAATTCATAGTGACTTAATGGATTAGGATTAAGATTAATAGTACCAAGTTTAGAACCTCCTGTTTTAAACTCAGCATTAGGATCAAATATCTTACTCTTTTTATTTTGGAATAACTTATTCTTAGCAAAGAGTTTATTAGTAGCAGACATACTCTTAGAATACTTTTTGCTTTGAAGAGTACCACCCTTTTTTGCCATAGGTGTTTCATCTACATAAGATGCACCAGGAAAGTTATAATCTTGATTAGGCTGCATCATTGATCCAGGACCTACATTAGGTTGAGCCCATACAGGATAAGGTACACCTTGCATAGTAATATCATTACCAGGGATTCTTACTGGTTGACCTTGATTAGCAGGATTCCAATAACCCATAGGATCAACAGTTATATCTCTTGGCTTTGCTGGTGCTTTTGCTTTATCTAATTCTGATACAGCTTTAGATAATACTTTTTTATTAAATCCCATTATCTTAGTGATATTTGATTTTTACTATTACTCAATTTAATAATCATATTAACATCTTTTGAATCAGTTCTGCTTAAATATAAAAAATTTAAATAATTTCTGAATTTTTTTCTTTGTAGCTCTGTTTTATTATAATTCAAATTTGTTGGAGTTAATGTTTTTATATATCCATTAGACTGTGTTACCCATATTGATTCTTGATCATAACTTCCTGCTAATACTGTAGTACCAGGAACTAATGGTCCTGTTGGAGGATAATTAGATCCAACTGGAAACTCACCTCTATTTCTTGTTATATCCCAGAATTGATTAAATCTATATTTATTTTCTTCTTTAGAGAATAATATATCTATAGATGTAGGATTAATAATTGGATATGTATTAGCTAGAGTAATATTATTCTTAGGAAAAATATTAAGATTTAAGTATCCTGATACTTGTTCTGAATTAAATATTACTGCTTTATCAAAATTATAATCTAACACATGGAATTGATCTACACAGTTATTAGAATGATTCTTATAGCATTCAAGTATATACTCTATAGATTTTAGAGTGGTAACTGTTTGTCCCGTAATAAGGGGTATTTCAACTTCAAATGGATGTTGAACACCATAGAAATTACAGTAACTGTTACATACTGCATTATGTTTCCATACCTTACCTCCTTTAGTTGTTGCAAAATATTGTCTTGCTGGTAATACAAAATCTGGATGCCAGTCATGGAAAGATATCCAATGTTGATTTTTAGGGTCAAAACTTGTGGTCCATGAAGCATTTTCAAATATAAGTGGATTACCTAATTCTACTTTTGCTGAACCATTTACTAAGAAATAATCACCATAAGAAACATATACTACTTTACCTATATATTCAGGTCTTAGTTTATAATCTTTTTTACAGAAATATATAACACCGTTATAATTATCATATACTGCTTGAGTACCAATACCTGCTACAGGATTATCTGTATGTGGATATTCTGGAAAATCTTCAGTAAGTTTATATGGTAAGAATAAACTAAACCACCATTTCATACCTGCTTGAGATATTTCTGTTAAATTTTGAGTAAATGAAAATACTCTTCCTTGATTTTGAGACATATAATACATGCCAGCAGGAGTTCCAATAACACCAAATTTATTTTGAGAAGAACCATACTCATACTGTACATCTGATATAGTAACATTCTGAGGAGGGTTAGCAAATAAACCACCATCACCTATAGTAAGTTTGGTACCCAACTCAGTTGTAAGAGTATCTACACCTTGATACATTAATGGACTAGCATTTTGGAATGTAATAAACATACCAGTCTTAGCATAAGGTTTTATACTAGTAATTCTATTTTTAAATTCTTTATAGTTATTTACTAAATATACAAACCATGAATCTTTTGATGATTCATTTTGTTGTGGTAATGAATATACTACTCTATCAGGATAGTAAGTATAACATAACTGAGATACATTAGGATCATAATATCTTGATTGAAGATTACCTTGTGAAAAATATTGTGTAAATACTTTAGATATACTTAATGAATAGTCATATGCATAATAGTTACCCAGTGTTATTGTATTAGGGTCCATATTAAACATTTCTGGTAAATTGGTATATGTATTTACATCATAATTTTTTTGCCAAGTTTCTAAACCAGGTTGTCTAAAATCTACTATTACATCTGACTCAACAAAGAAATCTCTTACTGAAGAATTAGCTAAATAAAAATATGAATCTTTAGCACCAAAGATTCCAGGATATTTATCTGGAGAACCTGTTGGTTGATCTTGATTATAATCATATTTACGTAAGTCACCTACATAGTAATCTAAATTATAAAAACCTGTTGGTAAAAGTCCTGTTCCAGGAGGTGGATCAAGTAAATCTGCAATTGAACCTGGTGTAAGATCACCTACATCATATTCTGCACTATTAGCCCAGAACCTTGGTTCAGCAATCATATGTTTTAAAATATAATTATATTCATAACCATCAGGTTGACCATATAACCAATCATAGAAAAAGAACATGTTATTCTTTTCAGTATATCTATTTACATAAACATCTCCTCCAAATAATACTGGGGTTTGAGTTATTACTTCTAAAGTAACTAATTTAGCTGCAGTACCATAAGGAGTACTAATAGTACACCAGAAACTACTAAATACTACTGGTATGTTTTGATTATTATAATTTAATTTTTGTTCTGCTGGTGTAATAGGTATTTGTTTAAGAGAATCAAGTTGACCATATTGATTTTTTAATCTAACTTTTATACCAACATAATGACTTGCAATATTAAGATTAAATTCATTAGTTTTACCTGATGTCATATTAACTGGTAAACCTATACCTGCTTGTATAGCAGTACCTAATGTTACAAGTGAAGTATCAGCTAATCCTGTAGGAGAAGAAGGATCTGTAATAAAATCAGGTCCAAAATTTTGATTTAAGTTATTAGTAGTTCTTAAAGTAACAGTTGTCTGTCTTTGAAGATTATTAATTATATAACTAATCCCACTAAAAGGTTTAATACTTTGAATATTATTTTTTAAATATAAACTATCCTCAATATTAAATCTTTGTCTATTACCTGCAATTGGTGCAGCAAAACTACTATAATAACCTTCTGCAATAGCTTGTAATGCATATTGTCTATATGGTATTAATGCATATATTAATCTAATTGTTGTATTTGCTCCTTCTGAAAAATAGAAAAATGATTGTTGAATAAAATTAGCAATACCAAAAGGACCTGCGTATTTATATTTAGGTATATCTTTTGTATAACTTTTACCATTAATACTAATTGCTCCAGCAGCAGCAGCAACTCCAGCAGCAGCTTGATATGGGATATTAAAAAGTTGATAAATTGGATCACCAATTGGATTAACTGAATCAAGTAAAAATCCACCTGATGTCAAATAAGCTGAAACTGTAGCATCATAAGCACTTTTTATTGGTTGAAAAATACCTCCAGCTGTACGTGATACAGCTCCAACAATATCTCCAGCACCAGTACCTGGAGTACTTGTATTTTCATTAATTGTCCATTTACCTCCTTGTTGTAATGCAACTTCAATAACACCGGCTAATATCCCTGCAGCTACTGCTATATCAGCTAACAGTTTAAATTTTGGATGATTATTGGGTTCTTGAAAATACTGTATTGAAGTACCTCTTAAACTACCATATATTTTTAATTCAGTAACAGATAAATAAGGATTTCTAAAATTAGTATCTGGTGAATGAAAAGTCATTAAATTAGTTGGTATTATTTGATCTACAATTTGATCATTGCTATTTGTCAATCTAATATATGGATCATTAACACCTGAAACATTTCCACCTAATAAACTTGAAAGTGGTGTAATAGTATTAAAAGGATAATTAGGATATAAACCAATTCTGTTTCCAGCACTGTTACCTTTAATGTCATAGGTGCGCATGTTATTTACCATACCTTTAGCAATAATGCTTCTATTACCTTCTCTAGATCCTCTTAGTATTTCATAACCTACTATTCCTGGTATATCATTACCATCATTATCTTTTGGTAAAAATATATTAGTAAAGTTTACACCCATTAATCTAATACCATTACCACCTTGAGAATAATGATTAGTTAAAAGTGAACCTTGAGTAATGTTATCAGGAAATTTATGATGTCTTATTGGTTTGGCACATAAATCAAATTGAGGATCAGTTGTACCTGACCAACATTGTGATGATGCATTCCATATATCATCTCTATTATCTGGATATTTTTCTGTTGATTCCCAGTATCCCATTCTACCTTGAGCTTTAATTATGCCTCCATCAGGTAATGTTGTTACAGGAGGCAAGCCACCTAAAGTTGCTGTATTATATACTTCAAATACTCTATCAGTTGTATCTAAAACATCTATACCTGTTGCAGGATCTGTTTCAAAGGTTGCTCCGTATTGTGTTGGAGCACGTCCAGGAATATGATATGAAGAAGATTTATCTCCAGTACTATACACCCATCTGATAAAGAAAGCATATACTTCATCTCTTAAGTAACTTGTATTACTTCCTCCTTTTACATAATAATCTGCTGGATACTCTACTGATACCCATTGTGATCTTATTTGATTAGCTAAAGGTTGATAGTTAAAATCAAATTTAGATCTTGGTGCAATTCTTAATAAGTATGTATTAACCTCAGTAATTTGATCTGATGTTTCATACACCGGAGTTCTTAAAGGAAGAAATTCAATTGGAATAGTTATTAAATCATCTTTAATCTGATCTAAATGTACTACAGAAGTATTTGTAGAATATAAACCTATTCTTTTTGCTACTGCTCCTTGATTAATTATTTGTACTACTACTAATTCAAATTCATCAAAATGTGTTGAGTCAGCTGTAATTAATATATCAATAGATCCTTGTACATCATTAACATTCCAAATTGGTTGAGTATTACTTGGTGAAAAATAATCTGTAACTCTTTGACCTTTAATAGTATACGCAAGAGTTGCAAAGTATGATCCATTTCTTAATACACCTCCACCAACACCTGGTTCAACTTGAATAGTTGGAGTATTCATTAATCTTGCAAGTCTTAAGGCTTCACAATTTAATGTTGTTAAATCTTTACATATAATACATCCTACAGGAATATAACCACCTGGAGCTGGAACTACTATACCGTTTTCATCTTTACATTCTTGATCCCATTGAACTCCTGGCCATTGAATATTTACACCTGATCCATTTGCATATGTATTATTACCAATCCATATATAATCAGAAGATGGCCATAAAGCATCATCCCCAACATTTAAATATCTATCAGGATTATTACCATCAGCAAAATATACAGACCATGAGCAATCTTCTTTTTCTCTTGATGCACCAGTAATTAAAAATTGTTTATCAAAATTTAAACATGTATCCTGTACAATAATTCTATATCTACAGGTATCTTCTTCAAATAATCCTATTTCATGTCCAGTAGCTGCACCAACTCCTGATGATGGATGTGCTACAGTAAAAAGAATCCATTTATCACTATATAAATGTATTGCACCTATAATATATTTTTTACCACCTAAAGTTGCTCCTGCTTCTGCACAAAATACATTTGATGTTTCATTTGATAATGTACCAACATTACCTTCTAATGTATTGTTAACTGCATTACGCGCATGAGTCCACATGCCCTCACTTACAAATGTAGGATCTGAATCTTTATTTAATCCCTTTATAAAGGTATTTGTTTTATTTTGACCTGTATCTTGTATATTTTTCTTTGCCATAACATAATAATATTATAATATCCGCATACTGTTATAGTTAAAACTTTTAAACATGTCATAGTATTTAGAATATTGTGCTCTTCTGTTAGCCATCCATAATCCTTTCATCTCTGCAAAGTTAGGTGTATTAACAATTGATAAAGCATAATTTCTTGCAGCTTTTAATCTTTGTTCTATGAGTTGTAATTTCTGTACTACATCTTCACCATTAAGATATAAGTTTTCAAATATTCTTTGCTTTACAGCATATTCATAATACTCATTAATCTCATCATGATCTGGAACTAATAAGTTACCATTATCATCTTCTAGTGTTCCTTGATAATTAATATATACTTTACCACAATCAAATGTAGTATGTAAGAAACCATCTTTAATCCATGCTTCATTAGGTGCATTAAGATAAAGATTAGGGCAATCACATTCTATTTCTCTTGAAGATCTAAACCTCAAAGGAATAAGTGATTCATATGTTCTTGTTTCTCCAGTAGGTAATACTTGAATTAATTCAAATGCTTCACCTTTACAATTAGAAAATACTCTTGGTCTTACACAAGTATTACCAAATGGATTATTAGGATCATATTGTGGAACTAATATAGGAGTATTATTAAATGTACTATTTGCACAAGCAACAGTATGATTACATGGATTAGCATTACAAGTGCTACAATTAACTGTAGGAGGGGCACATATATCTATTGTACTTGGTACTTCAGTATAAGGTACTTCCATAGTAGTAGTACCTCCAGATTGATAACCTACATTTTGTCTAAATGATCCACATATTGACCCAAAGTTCATAGTGTAAAAATCATCAGGTAATTTTATCTTATGATGTTCTACTTCTAATATAGCTTCTTTGGTCATATTGATTCTAAGACCTAAATCATATGTTACTCTTTTTGCAACTTTAATTAGTTGTTGAGGCTCAATTAAATTTTCAAGAGCATATGTATTTAAGTCAATAGTAACATCTTCCAGTAATTGGTCAAATGTACGGAATTTGAGAGTATAGTTAAAGTCCATTATCTTAATGAGTTTTGACTATCATCAGGACCATTTGCAGGTACATTAATAGACATAGTTAATTCTTTTAATACATATTGTTCAATCTCACCAAATAAGTAATCTGGAAACATTAATTGATCATCATTTCTGAATCTACATTCTTGAGATGTATCACATGTAAATCCTGTAATAGTATCTTCAAACATACCTTCTACTTTAATTGCTTCCCATGGAACATTAGGCATATATAAATAACCATCTAAATACCAGAAATATTTTCTAGTATTATATCTGAAACTATTTACTTTAGTCATAGAAGAATATGTACCTGGATCAGTTCTGAATAATTCTACTGATGTATCTAATGAAGATACAGTACGTATAAGTGGCCCATTAAGTCCATCAAAAAACTTAGGTAGTCTTTCTTTAGTTCTTTTTATATAACAACCAGAAGTAATACCAAAGCATCCTGCCTCTACTTTATCTACATCTATTAATTCAACAAATGTTAAAGTAGAAAATATTGAGCTTATCTTCATTAACCTATTCTGATTATCTTCTCTCTTTAAAAGAGATTTCCCATATTTTGATATTGCAAAATATATTGTTCTATCAGTTAAGAATGGATCCTCCTTTACAGCTTTAAGTGCATTCCTAACTCTTGATATTGCTTCACCAATTGTTGTCATATATCAAATTCATTATATGTTTTTAACTTTTCTTTTTCAATACTTTTAACGTAATCCTTTTGCCTAGACTTAGTAAACATTTTACGTATTTTTTTCATTGGATCAACCTGTATATACATAGGCCAATTTTCTGAATATGTTTTAGCTACACTTCTTTTAAAGTTTCTACATCCTGCAAAAGCCCAACACTCTCTATTACTAAAAGTATACTTAGTAGCATTATTAGTATAAAAGATTTTAGCAAGCTTGCCATCTGTATCCCAATTTGTATTTGTTACTATTACTCCATATTTTGTTGACTTGCCAAAATCAATGTTTCTTCTAAACTTACTTGTTTGACATGTACCAATAAATATGTTACCTAAATTTTCTGGTAACTTTACACCATCCCTAGTTTCAATTACTGTTTCAAAAAATAAGTTATGGAATGTTGTACATATTTTATATAGGTCCTTAGTACTTACATCCTTATATTTAGGATACTTTTCTTTAAATGCTTTATAGAATTGTCTATTTAATACATGATATACATCTTGTCTAAATCTTTTACCTTTTACATCTGGTCCCTTAAATATTTTACTTTCCATACCTTATACATTAATATACTAAATTTTTCAGACTTATAAAAATTACAAGTTAAACAAATATAATATATATAACTCATATATAAAAAATAACCCCGGTAATAAAATACATACCGGGGTCTCGTTGTTAGCCACAGAAACCAACAAACTGCGACATATTTTTAAATTAACTAATCATTTTACCATTTGCTAATTCTACATTCCAAGCATACCCTGCTCCTAAAACTTCCACACAAGTTAATGTTAAAGATTGATTTCTAAACATTGTATATGATCCTGCTACATTATCATCAAAAGTTAATAATGGTGAAGTATTTTTTACACCTGTAATTTCAGAATCAGTAGTTATATCATAAAAAGAGTAAATTATAACATCTGTTGCGCTACCTTCTAAAATTCTCCATGTTGATAAAGAACCACCACCACCATCGGTAGCAATGATTTTTATAATATCTCCTACAACTACTCCTGATGAAGGAAGAGTTACAGATGTAAATGCACCTGTAGTATTTTTAATAAGATATCCATTATTAGCTGCAAGTGTTGCTGAAGGGTTAGTTCCTGATAGGGTAGTCCAAGTTAATCCCCCTATAGTAGGTAATGTAGCCCAATTAGCTTCTCCAGTAGCAGTCATACATGTTAAAACTCTTCCAACAACTTCTGTTCCATCTCTTAACTGAGCAGCATAATTATTAGCACCAAATTGGACTTGCGCATAAACACCTATATTTGTACCTACAGTTGCTGAAAGCGCAGAAAAACTACCTCCTATATTTATATTTGTATTTCCTGACGCTAATCCTACAACACCTGCATTTTGACCTCCCGTACTTAAACCATCTGAAAAACCAGCTACACCAACTTGATTACCTGTACCTGCTAAACTTGTTTTAGCATACATACCATATAATTGTGTAGATGTCTCAATACGTAATCTATAGTTTGCTGTAGGAGATGCACCAATTCCAACACTAGTATTATCATCTCTAATTAAACCAGTTCCTAAAGTTGCACCATCTGGAGTCCAACGTGCTACATAATTATTTATACCAGAACCTGAAACTCCTCCTCCACTAGGAGTTACCCAATTAGCTTCTCCAGTTGCAGTCATACAAGTCAATACTTTTCCAACACCTTCACTACCATCTAAAAGTTTTAGTGAATAATTTGAACCAGCTCCACTTGTACTAAATTGACCTCCAATAGCAGTTGTTCCTCCACCTGCACTAGCTATAACACCTATATTAGTGCTTGTTGCATTAATTGCATAAAAAGAACCACCATACCCAGAAACTGATGCACCATTTGCTTCTCCGTAAACACCAATATTTACAACAGTACCTCCTGAAGCAAGAGCTCTGACTCCACTATTTTGTCCAGCCCCAACACCGTTGGCTTCTCCATAAACACCAACATTATTTCCAGTGGCTTTATTTGTTATCCCTACTACCGCATTTGTTTTAGAAGAAAGCACTTGTAGCTGAATTGTACTCACAGGTGCTGTATTTATACCTACTGTAGTTCCATCATCTCGTATTAATCCTATACCTAATTGAGTACCACTTGGTGTCCAACGAGCAAGATAATCAACTGTACCAGATCCACCTACAACTCCAGAAACATCTGCTGCTGTAATGTTAGCCCAGTTTGCTTCTCCATTTGCTGTAATTGATTTTAAAAACTTACCTGACCCTTCAGTTCCATCCTGTAATCGTAAAGCATATTTACTTAATGAAGTACCTGTTACTATAAATTGGCCACCAACACCAGTTGCAGGAGCATTTGCTGTAACTACCGTTAAAAGTCCAGTATTTATTAAACTTGAATTATTAACACTTATTTCTAAACCTCTGTTTTCTCCAGTATTAATACCAGTGTTAGTAATATAAGCTCCATTTGTTGTAGTAGTTGCATTTAATAATTGTTCTATTCTAACAGCTACATTGTTTGAGGCATTGCTAACATACAAAAGTGCATTAGAAGAAGGTGCTATTCCAATTCCAATAGTTGTTCCATCATCTCTTATTAAACTATTACCTAATGTATTTCCGTCTGGTGTCCATTTTGCTAGATAATTGAGTGTTCCTGAACCATCAACACCTCCTGCTACAGCAATAAGTGGACTTGCTGGTGTACCCAAACCTGTAATTGTAATTCCATCTACAGAAACTTTAACTATAGGATTAAGTGGATCAGTATTGTCTGTATTTAAACCCGTTACTGATTGTACACTATTTGAAAAATTTGTACAAAAAAACAATACAATACTTTCTAATGCCTCAGCAATTGAAGAATCTTGTGCAACAACAATATTTAGTCCACACATAATATCTGGTAATGTATATCTTACACATTGCGCATCAAAAAATTCTGCACATGGTTGTGGATTAGGACAATCTATTGGAGTTGGACATGGAGGTAAAGAAGGATAAGCATCATCACATCCGCATTTTATACATGTATTCATAGTATTTTATTTATTTAACTTTTTGTATTGTCATTTTTGCAATGTCACCACTAGATGTTGTATAATTTACATTAGAAAAATTAACTACTCTGAGACATACTTGAGTACCTATATTCATTTCTAATCCTAACATAGTTCCATTAAGATCAACATATAATGATTGATTAGTAATTCCACATGTAGAAGCTACATGATATATTGAACCTGTACTACTTGTAATACCAGCTACAATACTACCTGATGTAAAACCAACAAGTCCTTCTGATAAATGTACATAAAAACTAAAATTATATATTCCTGTTGCTGGACAAGTCCACAAACCTGTTAAAGCATTATATGCATTATCATCATCATATATTTCTGTTAAAAGTATTGTAGTACCATCAATTAAACTAGTTGTTAAATCTGGTACAACAAGTGTTAAACTTGGTGGTTGTATTTGTGCAAACATTGCACCTGGTACTATTGTATCAGCTGTTAATGTATATGTTGGACCTGCACCAACTGATAAGTTTACAGTTGCTGTATCTGCAACTGATGGAGCTGAAGGAATTACATCTGCACTAACTACATAAGCTGGCCCTCCTGTTACTGTCATATTGATTGTTGCAGTATCTAAAGCAGTAAGAGTTGTTTTTCCATTTCTTAAATCTTCAATACATGCCCAAATATTATTAATTGTACCAGCAACAGTAGGTGTTGGTAATTGTGTTGACCATAATACTGCATATTGTACAGACATCTGTGCAAGAGGATTTGCTATTGAAAGATCAGTAGATGCAACAGTTTGATTTGCAATTGCAGTTGCTAATAATCCAGCATCACCTGTTGTACTAACATAAGTACACCATATATCATTTATAAATACTTGTAATATAAGATCTATTGCTTGTGTACTACCACTAGGTAATGTATCTATAGTACAACCCAATGTAAAAGTAGGTGTAGTATATGATGGAGGTGATGTATTTTCTAAATCAGTTACTCTTACATCTAGATCAGCAATTGCTATATCTTGTAATGCATTAACATCAATAATTGCACATATTTTTTCACCAATAGCAATTACATACTCAGTAAGATTCATTGTAGTTGTAGTACCATTTACAAAACATGGTGCTATTGATACTATACAATCTGTAGGACATCCATTTGAAGGAGGTACATCAGGAGTAACTGGAATATTTTCAAGTTCACATACTTTAAGTATTAAGAAATTAATCAAGTCAGTAAAAGTACTTGGTGCACAATTTACTAAATTAAAACAATCAAGATCATAAGAATTAATATTTAATGTATCTAAAATTGCACATAACTCAGTTGCAAGTTTTTCAACTACATCAGTAATAGAATCTCCTCTACATAAGTTTATACACTTTAAATCCGGACCTGCCCAAATTACACAATTTGAAGAAGTTGGACTACATGGTGAATTATCAAAATTTAATGGTTTCATATCTTTAGTATCTATTTATAATATAACAATTTTAATTAAGAATTGCAACCGCAACCACAATTTATAGTTTGTTGACAACTATTAGTATTAGGAGTATTACATCCACATCCGCAACCTGTATTATGTGTACAACAATCTTGGAAAGGTCTGCATACATAATCAGGATTCATAATTGCTTGTAACTCTAATAACTGAAATTTAATATCAAGTCTATACAAGTCATCTTCCGGACAACATGGAGCAATACCATATCTTTGTGCTATAACGTCTTTATATAAGATATGAGAGTATGAACAAGCTATTCTTTCATAGTATTCAGTTGAACATGCTGGAGAATTATATCCTGGTCTTACACTTTTAAAAGGAACATCTGCTGGACATCTATTATCTACACATGGACCATTATCAGTAAATATTTTAGGAAGATCCCAGTCTAAAGGATATATCCATTTTAATACACAAAACTTTACACTAGTAGCTCCTGCTGCTAATGTAATTGATTTAGTTACATTATCACAATCTTTAAATGAAAAAGTTGCAGTTGCAGTACTATTATTAGTTATTGTACTACAGAAACATACTGTATTAGTTAAACATTCTTCACATGACTCATATACTTCATCTACTACAACTAAATCATCTGAAGTATTTATATCAGTTTCTTCAACATAGTAACATGACTCAGGACAAAATTTAAGTTTAATAATAGATGTTAAGTATGCAGATAAATCAGTAGTTGTGTATACTGTTGGAGCTATGCCTTCACAATCTATTACTGCATATCTTGTTACAGTACATTCTTGACATGTATCATAAGCAAGAGATACTGTTGCTATTACTGGAGAAGGTACTTCACCAACATATATAGTCACATAAAAACACCCTTCATATTCATCAAGAGTTACTATCCTATCAACATATGTTGATAAGTCTTCTGATGTATATAATACAAAGTCACTAGCTGGATCACATGATTCTAATCTGTAATTAATCACAGGAAGACAGTCTATACAATCTGTATATGTAATAAGTACTGTTACAGGAATAGGAGATGTACATACCTCTGCAATTGATATTGTCCAACATCCTTCAAATTCAGCAAGTGTAACAGTTTCACTAAGTGAATATGGAAATGCTAATTCTTGTGAATTAGAATTTATTATCTCATCTGTTTTACAATTAGTTAATTCATAACATACATCTGAACATATAAGTAGTTTATCATTAGGAACTTCTACACATGGTTCACCCATTGTAATAATAATATCAGTGCCTACAGCATCTGGATATGACTTTGAACATATTCTTGTTGGAATAGTATCTTCTATAAGTTGACTAGAATAATTAATATAAGTTACATTGCCTATACCAGTAATTGTATAACATTTAGTTTCACAAGGTCTACATGTTCCTTCACTTGGTCCAACTAAAGCTAATGGATATACTGGAACATCTACTATTGTTACATACCAACAAGGAAGTGATAAACCATTAGTTGGCATTAATTTATTAATATATGCACTACATGAAGGACAATTAGCAGTATCCGTATATATTATTTCATCATTCTCACAATTATATAACTTATATATTGCCATCTTAATTATTTTTTTGGTTGTAATTGCTTAAGCTTCATTTCATAAGCTGAAATACAGTTTGTACATACCTGTGCTTTATTTGATGCAACTCTTTTTTGACAGCCACATGATAAATTTCTACTGCAGTTTGAACATTTTGCCATCTTGTTGGTTTTTAATGGTTTAACAATTTTTACATTCTATCTTACGCATTATCTTTAATGCATAATTATATAAGGTCATTCCGTGAGTTGGTTCATGACAAAATTCTACTTTTGCTTTTGCAGCATCCAAGTACATCTTAGCCATCTTCAATATCTCTAATTTCTTTTGAATACTTGCAGGTGGTTCACACGCAGCAAGATCTAATTTACATAAAATATTATTATAAATATTTAATGCTCTTGTAATTCTTAAATGGTTATATATTACAAATACTGTATCATTAGGTGACACACTATATTTAATAACATATATACCATCTGGTAAATCACTAAATGTTGTACCATCACATCCTTGAGTTTGTAATTGTAAATCACATGCTGTAAGAATTGTGTTTGCACCTTGCACTGTTGTAAGTTGAGTTGAATAATTAAATCCAGGTACAGTTACATTTAATGTAGGACATGATACGGGCATCAATGGAGAATAAATACTTGTATCTAATACTGATATTATACAAGTATTCATTACAGTAGGTACTTCTAAACTTAATAAATGATGTGCCATAATAATTTATAAAAAAAGGGAGGGAAAATAAATTCACCTCCCTTTGTTAGTAATATAATTTTGTACTACTTATGGAATAAGTGCAGCTTCCAATGGAATAAGTGGAGTACAAGCTGTAATAGCTTCTACTACTTCTAATTCAATACAGTTACCACATGCAAGAATCCACTCATCAACAAATTTTTCAAAATCTAAATCAATACCAGTTGTAATAACTTCTAATAAGTATTGATCATTATCAAATGTACCAGTTGGGTTATTGAAACGTGGAACTGAATGTTGCAAGTAATATCTTGTATAGAATGCAGTTCTGTTAATAGTATTCAAGATTTCATTTCCTTGAGTTACCTCTCTTATTCTAAGATCAGTAGCAAAGAAGTTTTGTCTATATCTTTCTGACAAGATTACATCTCTAGCAACTGATTCACCAAGACCCATTGCTTGTAAACCTGCACACTCAGTAACAACACATAATCCTTCAAATTCACATGGAGCACCATTGTAATCTACTAAAGAAGCATACAACTTAACTGGTTCTTTTTCAAAGAAATCAGAAGTTTGAAATGTACAGTCACTGAAGTCTGTTCCAACATAAGCACCAAATAAAGTAATACCTGCGTATTCACCTGGAGTATGTCCTGGAGATACATAGTTATCCCAAGTACCACCAATTGTATAACCAACTGGAGCAACAAAACCTGTTGTATCAGTTCCTGGAGCATACCATAAAGAATTATCTTCAGCAGTAACTACTGGCAATACAAATGGAGAAATTACTGTTCTTGCTGAACTAACAATTGTATTAGGTAAAATCTCACCAACAATTGCTTGAGCCCATTGGATCATAACTAAAGTACCATCTACTGGAGTTGGAGCAAGTGCTCCTGCAGGACAACATCCTGTGTAAGCATCAACAGTTAAGTAAGCATTGTGATTTAAAAATCTTAATGCAGGAGAACCTTTAACGTCAATACGTAAAGAGTAAGTCTCATCACATAAAAATTCTCTTTCACAAGTACCACCATCTTCAGCAGTAAAAGGTGTGAACCCAATGTTGATAACATTTTGTTGAGCAATGTTAGGATCTACTCTGTAGAATCTATTAACATACTTAGGGTTGATGATTTTAGATTTATTAGATTCTAAATATCCACCGTGAGAACCAATCTTATCTTTAGAATACAAAGATCCTGAAGCAAGAATTAATGGGCAACATCCTGTAGGAGGTGCATCAATAGCAAGAACTTCCCAAGTTTTTGGATCAACAAATGCAAAATCACCTGTAGTAAGAATGTTACCTGGTGTTCCTAATTGTCCTTCACCAAGACCTGTAAAACCTTGTGTTCCAACAAAAGCCTTTTGAAAGGCATGATTAAAATAAGCCATAATAATTTAATTTTAATTAATAAATATATATATAATATAATAAAATAATTTCTATTTACAAAATTATTTCAAGAATAATAATTTATATTTGGTTGAGTTAATACTATCTTTAACAAGATCTAAGTTATTTACTATTTCTGAATAAGGTAACATACCTTGTAATTTATTTATCATTGCATAAATATCTCTAAGATAATTTACACCGTCTGCTACAGTATCAAGAGTTCTTGGAGCCACTTCACTATAAGAAAGAATTTTTTCAGCTGCTCCTTGATATCCTTCTATAAGAGTATCTGCATGATCAGGTAAAGCATCATATAATTCATTTAATGCTTTATGTGCAGCAAATGATCCTTCTCCTGTTACTTTTAAATGCAACTTGTGAATACTTGTTCTTGCATTCATTAATTCAGTAGCACATGCTGAAACCATTGTATCTAGTGAACTACCACCTACACTTGCATTTTTAGTAGGTTGAGGTTTAACTTCTTCAATTTTAAATTGAGGTCTACTGATTTTTGTAGTATCAGGATTTCTTTTTAACATTCTGTTTTGTTCCATTATAATAAATATTAATTGTTTCTTTCTGCTGTTTCTGTTCCTCTAGAGAATTGATTACCTGATTCAATATCACCAGCAAGTATACTAACTGCTTCATCAATTAGTAATTCAACTATATCATCTTTAAATTCACAATTTACATTTGTAATAGTTTCTACACTAGTGTAAGGATCTATACATCCTTGTATCTGGATTTTTATTGGTTGTCTATAATATGTAAGACTACCAGAACTAATATCAAAATCATTATTTGTATACACATTGACTCTATTATTTTTTAAAGTTGCAAATGTTTCAGCCCACTCAAAACTAGGTTTTTTAGCATTATCAAATAGTAATTGATTTAAGTTGCCCTCTTCTGCAAGATACACTGACATTCTTCTATCATCACAACATCCTTTTTTAGCTTGAATATCTACACGTTTCCATTGTAAATAATCAGGAGGTAAATCAGAATAAGAAGATATATCAGATTTAACAAATGGTACGCTAATAGTATCTAGTAATATTTGTAAGTCATCTATTCTTCTAGTAGACTGCTCATCACCTTCTTTTACAATATTGATACCATGAAGTTGTCTACTACTTGCCAACATTCAATGTTGTCATAGTCTTGGCTGTCCAATTTGTTAAGACGTTGTTTTACTTTTATAACTATAGTACTATTAAGCATCTGTTATTTTTTTTTAGAAGCATTACCAATATTGCTTTTCATACCACCAATAACTTTTTTAACATCATTTCTAGATATATTTTTTACAGTTACTTTTGGTTTAGCACCATATACTTTTTTATCAATTAAATCTACAGATGAGTTTGTTAACTTAAAAGACTTTTTACCTTTTGCATATCCTGTAGTATCCATAGATTGTGTAGTTTCCATAGCAGGTTTTGATGAAACATCAGGAAAAGTTTTTCTTGTACTTTTTACAGTACCATCTGTTGTAGCTTTATATTCTTTAAAATTTTGAGTATTATTTTTATAATAAGCATCTTTACTAGATTCTTTTATTTTAACACCGCCAGTCTGCATTTTTTTCATAGAAGATTTAACTACTACATCTCTAGCTTCATTAGCTTTTCTAAATGCAGTTATTGGATGTTCTTTAGTTACTCCACCTTTTTTATATCCAAGTAAAGTTTTTGCTCCAGATTTAAGTCCAGCATAAAAAGATGTTGGACCTGTATAATTAGGATATCTTTTTTCAATTGCATCATCAACATTCTTTGCCATTTTACCAACTGCTTTATAAGCTTGAGGTATTGGAGTAGTTTTAAATCCAGCTTTAAATGATGTTTTATCATCAACTTTTTTAACTGTTTTTTTTGCACCACCTGTTTGCATTTTTTTCATAATATATAAATTTTAACAATTCCACTTTCTCAAAGCAAGAGTTTTTCTTGTTGGTTCTCCATTTGGTTTTTTAGCAGGACCTGGCATCCCTGACATTCTACTACAGAAGCTCTTGCGTCTCTTAGCATCTTTACTATCAGGATCTAACTTAGAAGGTTTAGTAGTAACAGCCATCTTAAGTTTACTTCCAGGATTAGCAGCTCTATAACTTGCTACTCCTTTAGCATTTAAACCACCTGTTTGATTTTTACCTTCCTTACGTGTCCAAGCAGGAGTACTACCTCCACTTTTCATTTTGGGCATTTTATCATTCTTTTTGTGCCAATCCTTTTCAGCTTTAACACCTTGAGCAACAGTTTTAGCTTTAGCAGTTCTAGTTAAGCTAATAGTATCATATGAACCTTTATTTTTATTTGTATGATTCACCATAATATCACCAACTTTACCTTCACCTCTTTTAGTAGTCTTTTTATATACTACATGCTTTTCAGTACCTATAGTAAGTTTAACTTTATTTGCCATGACTATACATTTTTAACTCTTCTACCCATACCTACTTTAGACTTTTCAGCTTTCTTTGCAGCTAGTTTAGAAGGAGTAAGTTCATACTTAGTTTTAGGTGTATCCTTAGATACTTTCTTGGTTGGCCGGCAGTATTCATTTTTACCACCAGCCCCACAAGCTTTTCCTGATTTTGTATCTTGCCACTTTTCTGCTTGCCATCTTTTTAAGTCTGTCCCAGCTTTTGTTTTTTTAACAACACCAGAACCTTTCCTACATTTAGCAATAGCTTGAGAAGCTCTTGCTGAAGGAAACACAGCATACTGTGCTTTTACTTTAGAATAACATGCATCTTTTGGCATAACAATTATTTTACTTTTTTAAGTCTAGGATTTGCAGCTTTAGCTTTAGCACTAGCTTTTCTAGTTGATGCAGCTAATATAGCTCCAGCAGCTTGTTTACTAATTCCTTGTTTAGCAGCAATACTAGATTGTACTGATTTAAAACCTGGATGAGCAGTACCTCCTTTGGCCATTTTTTTATTTTTCATTTTAGCTCCAGAAATTCTATCAGCAGCAGTTGGTTTAGGATTATTATCTATACCCGCTATAATAGATAAAATACCAAATGGACTAGTTCCACCAGATTTCATCATAGGTTTTCTTTCAGGAGCACATGCACCAGAAGCAGTTCTTACTTTAGTATTTTTGCAAGAAGTCTTAACTGCTCTATTAGTATTAGCCATGACTATTTCTTTTTAGATTTAGTAACTCCACCCATTTTTTTAAATGTAGTTGTTACAGATCTGTTAGAATTTGCTCTAGGTTTTGTTACATATGTTTTTTCAGTACCATTTGTTGTACTTTTTACTGTACTGCCAGGTTTATTAGCATATTTTGTAACTTTTTCCATAGCTTCTTTTTCAGAAACATTTTTAGTTTTACCAAACATATTTGTTTTTGTAGAACTTGTTCCACCAGCTTGCATTTTATTTACTGTTCCACCTTTCTTAGCCATTGTTGGTTTTTTCAGTAATCTATCAGGACCACCCATTGGAATATAACTGTCAATTATTTTTCTTGGAACTGTTGTTTTCTTTTGTACAACTGTTTTTTTAACTACAGGTTTTTTAGGAGTTGTACTCATTTTAGGAGTTGTACTCATTCCACCTACTTGCATTTTTTTAACTTTAGTCATGTCATTTGTTTTTTTATTTATATTTACTGATCCGCCTTTTCTACCAAATCCCATTTGAGAAGAAGTCCCCATATTTTCTTGAGGTATACCATATAATTGTACTGGAGCTTTTTTTACTGCAGATCCTCCTAATGCCATTTTTTTAGTGCCTCCACATTTAGCACATCCTATCTTTGCCATAATAATTTATTTTAATATTATTAACACTTTTTACCTTTGGTACCTCCCATTTTCATCTTAGGAGATGGCTGTGGTTTGTTTACTTTTCCTGGAGTTTTTCCACCTGGAGTTTTTAATGCATACACTGGAGAATTGGTTCCACCTACTCTGCCTGTTGCTCTTTGTTGTACATTTACTTTTGCGTTAGCCATGATATATAGTTTAAAAAAGTATACCAGAATTACTGGTATACTCTAGAGTTATTTACATATTCCACAGTTTTTCAACTTGTGCATTTAAATCCTTTAGTATATCCTCATTTAAAGGGTTTTTTAAGAACTCAGTTACATCAGCAACATTTCTACCAAGTAAACTATTTGACTTAGTATGATAGATGTGTCCATCTGACTTATTAATAATATACTTAAAAAATATGGAATCTTTGACAATTGCTTTAATTTTTAATGTTTCCATATCTAAAGCAGCAGCTTCTAAGAAACCTTTTGCAGCTCTTTCTTTGTTTCCTTCTGTACCTTCACCATTAATATGTCTATCCATGTTGTCATAGATAACATCATTAGGTGTATGTTTTTTATACTGTATACTTGCAGTATCAACAGATTTAGCAATGTAGAATAATTTAGTACTATTTTTATCAAATAGTTTTTGTAATTCAGCAAGTGCTTTATTTTTAAGTTTTTTGTATTCAGTTTTAATTCCACTAGTTTCTGTAACTTTATCTAAATAAAATTTTGGTGGAACTGCTTTTGATCTAGCATCATCATAACTTCTTGATATAAGAGAAAATCCTCCAGCTTCAACAGCATATAGTTTAATTCTATCATATGGATTAGCAGGATCTAGATATACTGGATCATTACCACATGACATATTTATTTTATTCCAAAATTCTTTATTACTTGGGTTAAGTAACTTGATATCATTCCAGAATGTTGGGCTATCAATATCTACTACATTAGCTGCTAATTCTTTTTCTAATTCAGCTACTGCAATTCTGATCTCTCTAACTTTTGCAATTCTTTCATCTGCTGGTAATAATTTAATCTCAGGAGCAAATTCATTTAATCCTGTTACATATCTTACTACTCCATTTTGTTCTAAGCAAGCTAATTGCTCATAATGTTTAACACCATCAAATAATGATTGGCCATAATGTTCTAATCCCATGTTTGACATTGAGTTGTCAAAATAAGGTTTAACAGAGATCTTATTACTCTTGTTAACGTTTAATACTTCTACGTGTGTAAAATCCATTTTGTGTTGGTTTTAAAATGTTTATAATTGTAAATATAATAAAAAAGGAGGAGTTTTATCCCCTCCCTTTCTATTTTCTAGTTTGACATATTAGAATGATCCACCTGTGATTGGATTTCTCATAACAATTTTCAATACTTTAGTTGGATCTTTAACCCAAATAGCTGGCATTGTTTGAGACATCATTACACGGTATCCGTTGAATTGTCCAGAAGACTGGAATCCTTGAGATCTACCCATGTAATCCATTGTACCATTTTGGTACCACCATTTCAATTGATTATCCCAAGATAATTTCAACATGTAAATGTTGTCATTAGTGTTATCTGTGATATCAAAGATAATGAATGAATAAGAAGATAATGGGAAACCATCAATAATAGGATTCTCAATATCATTAGTGTGAACATTATCAAATGCAGGATTCAATACAAACTTAACATTAGCCAAGAATGGAATAACGTAAGAAGTGTAAGCAAATCCAAAGTTTAAGTCCATACCTTTACCAGTGATAGCACCAATATCAGCAGCTTGAATCAATAAACCTGAAGAAATAGCTTCTTGTTTAATTGCTTCATTAACCATACGCATACCACCCATACCTGTTTGAACAACAAGTTGACGTTTAGGATCTGGTCCTTGAAATTCAACTTTACCATTAAAGAAGTTATATAACTCACCTCTGAATAAATCCAAGTTAAAGTTATTTTTGTTATAAATTCTTTTGAAAGAGTTGTCTAACTGTTTCCACAAACCTACAGATAATCTTACATCATCTGGTCCGTCTTGACGTACTCTACCCCCGTGTCCCCACATAAGGTAAGTCTCAATATCAGATGCAATCTTAGTTAAGTGAGCAGCTTCCATGTTTGTCAAGAAAGTTCTTGATAAATCACCATTGTCAAATGCTTTTTTAACTGAGTCTTTACCCATTACTTTAACCATATCATCCAAAGATGAAATAGATGGATCTAAACCTTTCAAGTGAGATCTCCAGATTTCAGTTACAGGAACTGTACCATCTGCATTCATACCACCTTTGATCATTAAATCTGCTCTAGAAGAGATAGAGTAATGAACGTGAGCTTCAGCACCACCAACAAAGTTGTAGTACTCACGGAATCCTGTGTTAGTTTGGATGTCTGAGAATCTCTCACCATACTCACCTCTAGCAGAACCTTTACGGAATACTTTAGTACCATTAGCTAAATAAGCATTATCAATGTACTTGTAGTTATCATTGTTAACTAACTGTACAGTATAGATAAAACCATCACCAATTGGTAAAATGTCTTCAGCAGTAATGTACATCTCACAACCGTTGTATTTGTCATAAGTGATGATATCACCATGTCCAAATTCACGCTTGTTCAACTTGATCTTGAAAGTAGTACCTTCAATACCTTTTGCTGAATTTGCTGGCTCAATGTCTTCAACAATGTAAGGAAGATCAATTGATACTGGAGTTTGCCATTTATACTCACCACGTGCGTTATCTACATTGATAACATTTTTTCCACCAAAAGAAGATAACTGGTATAAAGGCATTTCAACTTTTTGAGCCATAGCCCATAAGTCTACCGGACCTAAATCCATTGGTTCTGCATCTTTTAGCATGTTTTGTAAATGGTAAGAATCTACATGTGAACTAGCATTGTATGCCGTATCACGCAAGAAAATCCCATTATTTAATACTGGAGTTGCCATTTGTATTTATTTATTTGTTTATTTATAATACTTTTTTAAAATCTTTTAAACATGTTGTTACCACCTGTTCTTGAGACTGTGTTGTTTGATCCTGTTTTTCTAGTCTGTGCTCTCTCTTCATGTGGAATAGATGAAGCAATTTTTTTACCTTCTTCAGTCTTTAACATTCTTACAGTTTTTTCAGTAGCAATCTTAGTACCTTGATCTTTAATCTTATTTTTATACCCTTCTGGATCTGCTAATAGCCAAAGAGCTTCAGCAATAAGATCATGTCTTGGTTCTACAAACTGATACTTTTCTAATAAGTGTCCAAGTAAGTTAGTAGGTTTACCTGATATAGAAGGATAAGCTGGTTGAACTAATCCACTGTATAACATGTTTTGTACTTTCTTATCTAGTTTAACACCATCTAATTCACCTACTGATAATACGTTATATACATTATCTGTATATACTTTAGCAGCTTGTACTTGTTGTTCTTTTTTGTTTTCCTGTTCAGCAAGTTTTCTAGATACAATCTCTTCTTGCATTCTATCTAACTTAGGTTTAAACTGTCTAGCTTTTTGTCCTAACTTATCTACATCTGCCCAGTCTTCAATCTCTGACTCTATTTCTTCTGGTGTACCAAAATTAGTAGCATAAAGATATTGTCTTGCAATTTCTGCTTGATGATTCTCATCATCTGCATCAAGTTCAAATACTTCTTCTACTTGAGCAAGAGTTCTGAATAAACCTTTAAGATCTTGTCCACCATCTGCTACATACTTAGCTGCAGTTTTCAATTCATCAGGTAATGCATTAAAGAAATCTTTAGGAGCTGCCTCTTTAATCTTTCTTTCTTTCTCTTGAAAGTTGGCTTCAAATAACTCTCTAAAGTCTTTAGTAGTATAATCTTCTAAATCTTTATCATCATCAAATCCAAATAGAGTACCCTCTTCTATCATCTTAGCTGCTAACTCATGAAGACCTGACTTATCTATCTTTGGTCTTCCTTTGTTACCTGCATCTTCTTCCTGAGCAATAAGTCCATCTAACTCATCAATAGTTTCTTGGACTTCTTCCTTAGTAATAGTTTGCTCTGCTGTATCTGGTTTACTTGTTACACCAGTTTTACTGTCAAGGAACTCATAATCAGTTTTTTTATCCTTAGTAAAAAGAGATTTCTTTTCCTCTTCTTCTTCTTCTGGTAGCATCACGTTTTCTGCTCCAGGCATTCCAAATAATTCATCCAAGTTTACATCTACTTGTGATACGGTAGTGCTTTCTTGTGTTGCTTGTTCTTCAGTATTCATATGTTGGTTTTTATGTTACTATAAATAATATAGTTATTTTAATGCAAATAAACTTCTAAAATTTAGAATAGTGCAATTTTATTTTTTCATTTTTGGCATTATATGGCTAACTATTATTTTTTGTTATCAGATTTTCCTTTAACATCATATTTATTTTTGTTTTCTCTGGCTACTTGTAATTGTTTATCAGCAATATTTTGTTGAACCATAAGTTTTTCTCTTTCTAATTCTGCTTTTTGATTATTGCTAGAAGTCCTATTAGATTCTTTTTGTCTCTCTAAACTCATTTGACTAGTAAACTGTTCTGAGTTTTGTATCTCTTTTAAAGTATCATTGTAATCAGATTGTTGATTTTGATTAATATCTTGTGTAGCACCAAACCCAGCGGACCTAATTTCAGCAACAAGTATATCTCTCTGTCTATCTTTCTCTCCTTTAATGTCCTCAAATTCTCTTTTAAGTTTTTCATCTTGAGCTTTTGCTTGTAATGCTTGATCTTGCATATCTTGTTGATGTTTCATTTCTGCATCTTTCTGTGCTTTAATTTTTTGCTCAGAATCTTTAAGCACACTGTTTAATTCAGATATACTTTCTGATTGCATTAATTTTCCTAAGTCATATATTGAAGCTCCTGTAGTATTATTAGATATAGCCATGTTTTTCAATTGCTCTAATACTGCTCTATAGTTGGCTTTAGTAGTTGCAAATATATTAAGATCTCTCATTAATAAATCTGTACCATTAATCTGGAAGTTTACTTTTTCATCTGCAGAAGTCATATATGATAATCTTGCAGAAGGTTTAGTAGATTGATAAAACTGTGCAAGATCTGTTCTCATCTGATGTACTCTTGGCATTAAGTAATCTGAGTGTTGTATAAAGTACATTTCTGTTTGAGCATAAGATGATCCAACTGCTTGTTCTACACCTGTTGCAGTTTGTTGAGATAACTGTTGACCCATTCTTTGAGGATTAATACCTATAACTTCATATGCTTGTTGTTTCATATATGTAGCTAATTGTATTCTTGACATCAACCTGTTAGTCTGTTCTAGGTCTAATTTCTGAAAGTGTTGGAAGTTAAGAGCATTCTCTGTATTAGTAATACTGGTATCTAAAGGAAGCATCTGAAAATTCTTCATTGCTACATAAGCTTTAGCTAAATTGTTTTTACCCCAGTCTTCACCCATAGAGTGTCTTGGTAATGCATTCTGATCTAATAAGATAACTGTACCTAATTCATCTACTAAAATATCTGCTATTTGATTATTGACAATGTTATATCCTATTTGAAAAGGTTTCATTAAATCTATTAATGCAGTTGACTTAGTATTTCTATCTGAGAATACTGCACCTTCTACTGGTAGTTTACATCCGTATAAACTATTATCACCTTTAAATTGAAATCTAAGTGGTCCTATGTTTTGTTTATCAATACCAATATATAAAGGAGTAAATCCACCAGGGTTATTCATACCCCAGAAAGAAGGAATGTTTGGTCCAACTTTAATACCACCCCATACCTCATTAATCCAAATCCAGTCTATATGCTCACCATATACAATATTGTCTTTAGTTTTATTTTTAAAGAGTCTTGTATCATACACGGGTGAGTCTGTTACTTTGTAGTCTTCAGTAATAATTTCTGTAATTACTTCACCTGAGTCAGTAACTTTAGTTAAGTGACCTACTTTTCTTTGAGATTTCCAATATGCTGTAGTTACTCTTAATAAATATGCAGTACCTTGATCATAATAATCTTCTCCTTCTCTAAGTATATAATTAACAATGTCTCCTCCGTTGAATATACTATTAGCTGCTGCAGTAGAATATTGTCTAAATCCTAATGAAGGCATGTTAGTATTCCATTCATGTGATTTAGTAGCATCATAAAATGATCCGTCATTTTGAGTACCACCAATGTTATATCCTGCTGATCTGATAGGATAGATAGCTTCTAATGATGCCATCTGATCTTCATTCATCATATATCCATACTTATCAATAACATCTGCTACAGTTAACATGTCAGTTTTACCAACCCAATTAGATTGAGATATATATCTTGCATCAGGAGACTTGTGATAAAATGTAAGTACAGGATTCCATAATTCTACATCATAATCATCTTCCATCATACGCATATGCCAGAACTCTCTGTCTGTAATAAGCATATCTCTAAAACCTCTTTCTTCTAACTCATCCATTCTGAATCTTTCAGTATCTACTTCATGTTGATGAGAAGCCCATTGTTCTACTATAGATCTGTAATCCTTTTTAAAGAATTTTTCTATTTCAGGTAATGTTTTAAGTTTTTCTGGATTTAATTGTTCTTGTGCTTCTGGAGATTCTGGATTAAGACCTTGCTCAATTAATGCAGATGTTATCTTCATCTGTGCATCTTGCATTAATGTATCTTCTACCATTTGTCTTTTTTGCTCCATCATATCATTATATGATCCTTCATCAACAGCACGGTATGTTAACTTACTTGATCTTTTAGCAAATTCAGCTACAAGAACATTAATTACATTAGGTATAATTGGATAAAATTTAAGTTCAAGTGCAGAAGAATCTTCTTTAGTAAGAGTTTCAATTATATCTCTATAATCATTATCTTCCTCTACAATGTAATCAGACTTATCAATAACACCTTTAGCTAACTTATAATTTTTCATTAACCTACGGGCATTTCTTTTAATCTGTTTAAGACCATTCCACTCTAACCAGTCAAGATTCCAAGCTGCCCACTTATCATCTTTTTCTGCTTTAGGAATAAACTGTAAAGGTTGAGTTATACTACCTAACCTGTTATGTTCTGTCTTTGCTCCTTTTTTTAACTGTAGTGCATTATATACTTGCATATTCTTTTATTTTAAATTTTTAAATGGTGATCTGTTAAATTTTTGATTTTCACCTAATCCACTTCTACCCATATGTCTAAAAGGACTACTCTTTAAGGTATACAAATTTTTTGAATTTTCCAATTTTTTACTTGCTTCATCTCTCACAATTCTTTTTGTGTAACCCATATTAGCTTGTTGGATTTTAAGAAATGAAACTAATGCAGAAAAAGCTACTAACCTATCCACGTTGAGTCCATCTTGATAAGCCTGCATTTCCCTCAGTAACATTATATCCGGTATTCTTTCTACACCATAATGTATCTTTACAGTAGTACCATCATCTTTCTGTATATGATCTATCTCTTCAGTTAAGAAATCTTGAGTATAACTGATCATATGGTTCTTAAATAGTACACCTGTATTTCTCCATCCGTATTCCTGGAATACATTTGCATTAGATCCTAAATCTTTTAAGAATACTATTTTGTTTCTTGGTACTAGATATCTTTGTTTTTTTCTTGCAATCATGTGGTTTATAAATTGAGATATATTATTCTCTACTATAGTCCATGCATTATACCATTCAATTATTAATTCTAGTCTCTCATGTGTTTTATTAATATCATCAAATCTTCCACACCATGCTGCTACAATTTTATCTCTTTCTATAAATGTCTCAGCCTCACCATTAGTAACCTTAGTTACTTCAACTGGAGCTTTCATTATATATATAGAACATAGTGAGTCTGAGGTAGTTGTCTTTCCCTCTGCAACAGGGTCAATACTGCCATAGTACATACCAAATGTAGGATCTGGTACTGGTCTTTCCCATACTACTAACGTACCTGTTTTATCTTCTGTCTTCTTAGATATAGGAAACTCAGCTATTGGTAATTTATTAGTAGCTTTTACTTTTACTTTACCGGTTTCATCTCTAGATATATCAAGAAACTCTGAAGAGTATTCTTTTTCTTCTATTCTTTTTATCTGAGCATTTACAAGATGTGGTGGGAATTTAGCCTCTTTTCTAAATGCAAATGCCTCTTCTATATTTCTTGGATGCTGAGATACCTCAAGTTGATAATCTTTAGGTTCTTTATTTTTCTTAATTTCCTCAAAGTATTCATCTAAAGCAATTAATGCTTCTTGGACAAGTGAATTACCATAGTCATCTATATATGGTGGCATAGACCACTGTTCAGGTATAAACAATCCTGATTCTCCCCATGTATTATCTTTATCTATTAGATTAGTTTTAACTGGATATATATCATTACTGGCTGGATCAAGTATCATTTTCTTTAAAGGACCACATTGATCAAGATCCCCTACTGATCCCGCAGCAATAAATAATCCTGTAGTAATCATACCAGACTTAAGTGCTGGTTTAATATATCCAAAGGTTGTATCCATCTTGGGAGCAATTCCTGCTTCCTCATGAAAGAAGAACTTAACCGGACCCCCTACACCATTTGTTGGATCTTTCTCAAAAGACATACCTTGCATAGTACCTTTAAGTCCTATTTCAGCTTTTCTATCTCCTTTTCTTATCTCAATTTTTTGTTGCCACATCATTACCTTGTCTGGAGACATAGGTCTATACCATGCAGTATGTTCATTTAAGAATGCTGCATACTCAGATAAGAATTTCCAGGTACCTTTTTCATTGATATAATCTTTAAGTGACGCACCCATTTTTAAAGTAACCCCAGCTTCAAACCATAACTGATTAATAAGTTTACCTGCATGAAAGTATGAACTAGCTATCTGTCTTTTTTTAAGAATAGCTACGTGCATGTAGTTTATTTCTGCAAGTATCTCATATAAGGCCATGTGATATTGTGCATCTCTTATCTTAGCAAATCCAAACTTTTGCTCCTCCTTATCAAAAATAGGTAAGAAGTTTAACCACATATAATAATCTCTTGTAAGGAACCAAGTTTTAGATCCTGATTTAATTATTAAACCTAATCTGCATTTAGCTTTCTGGTCATCCCAATAATTAATAAAATCTTTAGATTTAAATGGAGCTACACAATATACTTTTTCTATATTGAATTTTGTTGACTCAGATATAAATACTTTATTGCTGACATCATCAAACTCATATTCACCGGGCTCTTTAAATAATGCAAACACAAACTCACCAAATTCTTTTCTTGTATCAAAAGATGTAGTAGTCCATGTTCCATTATCCCAGGTGGGAATATCCGTGTACATATTTTCCATAATTAACTATCATAAGATAAACCAATTCCTCCTCTAACTTTACTAGATTGCTCTTCCTGTAAATCTTTATATACTCCTTTAAAAGAAGCTCTAATAAGATCAAAGTTTTTTGCTGCAGCTACAAGTGAGTTTATATTACCATCTCTTCCTGCAGTAATTGGAGTAGTCTCCATATATCTAGCTAATCTATCTAACATAGATGCCATACCTTTATATGCTCTATATGTAGGAGTTTCATATAATCTTTGACAAAATACTAATGCTTGATGTATTGTTTTATCCTCAGTAGAAAATTCAGCTTTAATCTCAGCTAGAATTAAATCTTCTTTATCTATCTCTGGTGTGTGAAAAAATGGATTCATATCAGGATTAGGACATGTCATATAAAACAAGTACTGGTATATCTTAATGTAGTTTTCCGGATATTCATCCATAACATCCTTAAGTGCATGTAGTGTATAACAATGTTCAGTTGGTATTACTACATTATTTTGTACATCAAATAGTTTTATTAACATGTTTATAATGATTTAATTATAGCTATAACTTCTTCTTTTAAATATGGTATCTCCATTGGTATTACTTGTTTAATTTCCGGATCTCCTTGATCAGTATATTTAGTAATAGGATACCCCCATTCATCTACTCCATCTAAGTCAAATGTAACATGATGTATAAACAGTTTACCTGGTTTTAATTTTGGGTTATGTTTCAACATAATATACATATATATACTTAATTGTAGTGCATAGTGGTTAAAATTACAATCATCCAAATGTGATACAGGGTCCTGTAATTTGTCACTAATCCCATCCCAATCCTTATATGATTCAACATCAATCTTCTTATTTGTCTTATAATCAATGATATTAATTTTATCATTAACTACTTCTACTAAATCTGATTGACCACATATACCTGCAGACTTTAAATAAACCATATGTTCAGGATATACACCTTGTTCTAATTTTTGAGAAGGAGCATACTTTAAATTGTTTACTTCAGGTACCGGAGTTATTATTGGTATTATCACACCATCTACTTCTAATGAAGATAGACTGCATAGATCTGATTCTCTTTGATTATGATAAAAGGTCCCTAATGATGTAGCTCTTAGTGCTTCATTATCCCAGATTTCAATTATTTTTTCTGGTGCTATACCAAACCATTTTGATTTTTTTTGTTTAGAGCATTTAGCAGCTATTTTAACTTTATCAAATGGCTTTTTTAATTTTGATATAAGACTTGTTACACTAGTCCATTTGATAGATTCTTCACCTTCAATACTAGTATAACTATGGTCATCTGCTTTAAATACTATACTCATAATTGTGCGTTTTCTATAATTGTATCAGCTAAAATAATTGATGCTTCATCATTTGATGCCAACATACTTTTAATATTATTAACTTCTTCTTGAGTAAATTTACCTTCTAATCTAAGTATACTTAATGATAAAAACTTATTTTGAAGTTCTAATTTTTCTATTTTATTTAATAATACCTCTGTTGGAATATAAGCACTTTTATTACTACTTGTTATTTGACTCCATATAACATTACTTGTATCAGGAGCAGCACTACCAATATGATTAGGTGCATATAGACCTTGTGCTGTTAAATTTGTTTCAGTTGTCATAATTATAATTTTTCTAGTTTATCTTCATCTTCTTCTGTGATAACTGCTTTCCATCTCAAGTCTGGACACTCTGATGATAATGATCTTGTTTTAAATGTAAGTGAGCAGCCACATAAATTACAACATGGTTGCGTCCCTGGCATTACACATGATGAACCTTTAGTATCTTTTCTTACACACATATTACATAATTCCATTCTATCTGCTGCAATCTTTTCTACAAAGGCATCTCTTATTACAGAATTTTTAATACCCTCCATAATTTGCTTTCTATTATGCCAAATCTTCTCCAGTTTTCCCATCTGCTTTGTCTTTTAAAAATTTATCTTTAATTTCTTTATCTGCTTTTAGCATTTTATCTGCTTTCTCCAATAATATAACTTTAGCCTCTATTCTTTTCTTATAGTTATAATTGGCCATAGTATCCGTATTTAGTGTTTCAATACTATTATGATACTTATCCAAGAGTGCAGTAACTAATCTAGGTTTAATAGACATGATTCCTAAACCATCTAAGTTTATTCTGATATGATTTAACTCAGTTAAGTTTTTTCTTATCTCTTTATAGTAGAAAGTCATAAAATTATCTACAAGTGTTTCTGAGATATTTAAATCTTCAGCAACTTGTTTGTATAATGTATTAGGTTTTTTTGGGATCATCTTCCTAAAAATTTATAATCTAATAATATATCTCCTTCTGTTTGTACTTGCAAGGTAGGATTTAATCTAATGAGTTTTTTATCTACATCATCTTTAATTACTAACATTGTTTTCATTGCTTTATTAACTGCATTTCTAACTGTTTGTGGTGACTTAAATATCATCTGTTCTTCAGAAGAAGCATCATAACAAAAATGAGTTAATTCAATAGGTCCTGACATGCTCAACAATGTTAAACAGTTTAAGTCAGAATCACTCACCACTATATGATTAATATAGCAGTGAGATAATATCTGAAACTTAACAATTTCCCATTTTGGCATTACAGCACGTTTCTGTACTTGATTTACTAATGCCATAAGTTCCTATTGAGTTTTAAGTTTTCTTTCTTGTTCTGGTTTTGGTGCATCTAGATCATCTTCACCTTCAGTAGGTGGATTCATCATCATTGCAAGTTGATAGTTAATACTTGTTCTTTTGAATCTAGCCTCATCAATATCACATAGTACTTTCTCATACTCTAGTTGTGCTGTTAAATAAGGAATTGATTCTGTGTAAAATTTAAGCATATCAGCCTTTCTTTCTGCTAATTCTTCTGCTGTTAATTCTACTTCTTCTTGATGTTGGTTTTCTTTACTCATGATATATATTTTAAAAGTTTATACAAATATATACAAAATAAGTTTAAACTTATAGTATTTAAAATAAAAAACTCAGGTATGTTATTTACCTGAGTTCTAAATTATAGATTAGTAGTAGTTATCTATTTTTGATTGTAAAGTTTAATATAGTCAGCATATAAAAACTTCTATCTATATCAAATTCAATAGTAAAAAAGTCTAAAACTCCAAGACGGACTCTTATACACACTTTATCCCATTGTTTATTTTTTATCTTCCAAGCATTTCTTAATTTCATACTGCTGCTATATCTTTAGATTCTATTAATGTATAGGTAAAATGATTACCGTGTATCTTTGCTGCTAGTTTACAAATCTTCATAAACTCATCAAAGTCTTTTACTCTTTTAAATACTTGACATCCTTCTGACCAGTTTTCTACCCATGTAGAGTCTTGACCTGCTTTGTGAATATTAATACCAAACATACCATTATCTCTAGTTATTTCATCAAAGGTCATGTCTTTATTATTATCTCTAAAAACTGCTACAGTACCGTTTCTTTGACATAAGGCTTCATATTTACCTTGGTGCTTATCAATAGACCACACACCTCTATATTGTCCAGGAATAAGTCTTGCTACACCTTTAGAATTGCTATACTGCATTACACCCTTTTTACCTGGCTCAGTTGTATTCATCCATTCATGATATTGCCATATGCCTTTAGCATCTTTATATGATATTGTAATAATATCATCAAATACATTAGTAACTTTTTTACCAGTAGAACTATTACGTACTCCTACTATATTAACATCATAGCTTTTGTTTGCTACATCATCAAACCACTTGTAGCCTTTAGAGTTAATAGCATTTCTAATTTGACTTAAAATCATAACCTATTATTTATTGATTAAACTTGATTATAAAAATACAAATTTAAATTACAATTTCATAAAAGAAATTAGCTTTACACCATTCATAAAGATCTTGAGGTGAAAACTTATATGCTTTTTCTACTCCATATATCCAGGCAATATATTCAGAACAATACATTGCTTTAGTTGTATCTCCTTTTTCTACCCATTTACCTGTTAGCAATTCAATTGGTTGTCTTATAAGTAAACTTTCAAAGTCATATGCTGTATGTCCTACTTTTGTAAGTGCTCTTTGTGCAAATGTTTTTTCATTTACTAAGTTAGATGATCTGTGTACAGTAATATTGTAATTGTATTTTTTTAACCAATCATTTAATGGTCTTAGATTAACACCATCTTTTTGTGCATCTAATACATATGGTTGACCCCATATTTCTATAAATACTGCTGAGTGGCTAAATTTAGATTTAGTAGCTTTTTTAATTAATCTACTTAATAATTTTTTACCACTACAATGTAATATATCTCCTGTTTTTAAAAATGTAGGATTCATTTTATATTTTTAAGTTGAATGGTAATTAGTTTACCAACTGTATCAGATAACTCACCAATTTTAGTAGCCATATTCTTAATCTCTTGTTGAGTTGTTTCTGTGATCAACTGATATTTAAGTCTATGCTCTTGTTCAAGTAATTCTATTTTACCTTTTAATCTACCCTCTTCTTCTGTGTGAGCTTGATCATTAGATTTAAGAATTTGTACATCTGCTATTATTGATGTGTGTGTTGTCTTTAAAAAGTACCCTATAAGTGTAATAATAAAACCTATACAGAATAAACCTATTGTAATTATTGAATCCATAGTAATAAAAATAAAAAATAATATATATTCTAATATAGTTAAATTTTGCTAGATACAGTACACTTTTTTAAAATTAATCTGTTGATTCTACGGTTAACTGTGATAATGTGGCAGTTACAGTTCCAGCTAATAATAAATATCCACTAGCTGATACCAATATTGCAGGTAATACTACAGGAGAAGCAACAATTATTCCTCCAATTGTTCCTGCTATAATACCAATTTTTTGTATTTTTTTCCAAAATGTTGGAGTTTTAGCATCCCATCTTTTTTTTAAATCTTTCATAATCTTATTTTTTAATGTATAAATCTGCTTCTTTTCTTCTTCTCTTTAATAATCCAGGAAGTAACTTTCCACCTCCTGTAATATAATGGTTTATCCACCAATCATATATAACTGCATCAGTAGACTTTTTATTTATTAAACCAAATAAATCTTTTGAACTACCACAATTCCAACAAAAAGATACTAGTGCATCATATTGATTTTGGTTTAAAGTAACCTTTATATTCTTATCTACAGTAGCTTCATACTTAGGAAGCAACTCTAAGAATAATTCATTAGCTCTTTCTTGAGTAATTTTATCACTTAATTTAAACTTACTACCATCCTTTCTAGCTGTGTTTCCATACCCAATCGTAATTGGTAATCCACCAGTTCCAGGATCAACATAAGCTTTTAACTTACATCCTTCAAATCCCTTAATCAGGTCTATGCCTTGTTGTGAAGTTTTCATAATTATAATTCAAATTGGTTTCTGATTTCTAAAGGCACATTATCCATTTGCTCAAACTGTGCAAATAGTAATGGTGTCATTTCAGTAATAAAAGCTGGTGTTTCAGCAATTGCTACAACTTCATTTTCAAAAGTTTTATATGTTGCTATATAATTCTCTATTAATGAACTTGAAGGTTTTAAGCATACATTTGCTTCTAAGTCATCTTCAATAATTGTTATTGGTATTAGTATAAACTTTTCCATAATTATAATTGTGAGTATACTCCTAATTTCATTAAATCAAATTGTCCTGTACTAGTTACAGAGGTTGCTGACATACATCTACTTGCAAATAAATTTAATGCTTGTGATGTTGCTGGTAAATCTGTTGAAATTGTACCAGTAGCAACTGCACCAGTTTCATTATTAATTACTCTATATATAACACTTGTAGACATTGGTTCATTATATAATATTATACTATATACAGTTGTTGAAATAGCTCCTACTGTTCTATTTGCAGGAAAGCCAACTCCTAAATCTATTTTACTAGCTGTACCAGTAGCATCATTACTAAATACTTGTAAATTAGTATCACCTACTTCACTACCAACACCAACTATATTAGTTAAGGTACTTACTAAAATTCCAGATGCAGTTCCATAAGCTAAGTCAGTTGTTTGACCTGCTAATCCATAAAATTGTTGACATCCAGCAGAATAAGAAGTATCTGAAATATTAAAATCACAAACAAATCTAAATCCACCATGTATATACCATAATAAAGCAGAACCTCTTATTCCTGTATATCTACCACCAGATACAACACTTGCATAATATCTAAGTCTTATTTGTTTTGATACAAGATTAGTAGATGCAACTGATTGAGCTAATGTAGAAGCAGAAGCAGAAGCAACCAATCCACCATCTGCTTGTACAGTTGTAGAGTTATTATTATATGTAAAACCTCTAAATACCTCTGTAGGTTTTAGATACATTACATCTAAAACTTCTTCAGCCCAATATGATCCTCCTGCCATAATATTTAGTTTAAAATTATTTCTATTTCACTTACTTCTATACCAAATGTTATAGCCATTTTTACTCTAAATCCTAAGTAGTAAAGATATGTAGTAGCATCAGTATAACTTAAACCTGTTGGTACTTCATCTTTAACTTGAACATACAAAGCATTTGTTTCTTCTTCTGTAACAGGATATAAGTTAGATGAAATAACTTGACCTACTTCAGATACATATTGAAACATGTACAATGAATTAAATGATACTTCTAATTGTTGATTACAAGTTGATAAAATACCTTCTACTATTCCAGTTTCTTGACCTGCTATTCCATTATTATAAGTTACAGGCACTAATGTTTTTAATTTCATATTATTTATTTTAAGCGTAAATTACCTCTGTTGTATCTATTACTGCAGTCCATTGGATGTTAGTTGCAGTTGCTCCAGTTACTTGCACTCTAAGACCTCCGTTTGTTGTATCTGCTGCAAGTGTTGGTGTTCCCCAACCTGGAGTATTTTGTACTACATTTACATTTGAAATATTTAATGTTGTAGCTGTTGCGTTTGCACCTCTTACAATGAATCCATCAATATCCCAGACTGCTGCGTTTACACTACCTGATTGCTTACCTACAATGCTACCTTTGAATCTATATGCAGATTGGTCTGATAGTATTACTTGATTATTTGTAGCCGCTGCACTTGAGTTTGTAGTAATAGTAGTTGTTGTGTTTCCAGTAGTTCTTTCGTGCAATATAAACTTAGATACTTGAGCATCACCACTTGTGCCTTCTTGACCACTTGCGTATGCTTGTCTTCCATCTATTCCAAATGTATGAGCTTGTCTACCAAAAGAAAATGAATATGAACCATTACTTATATTTAATTGACCTAAAGCTGTTGAATTTAATCCACTTGCTGTATTGGCTTCTCCAATAGCAACAGACCGTGTACCACTTGCAAGGTTATAAGTTGAAATATTTCCACCTATTGCAACAGAACTTGTTCCACTTGCGTTATTAAATCTTCCTATTGCTACACTATTAAGCCCATTTGAAAGGTTTTCATTACCAAAAGAATATGAATTTGTATTAGTTGAACTATTATTTTGCCCAATAGCAACAGAATTACCACCAGTAACACTATTATTTAAACCAGCCGCTAAACTACTTGCCCCAATTGCAGTGTTATTTGAACCTCCTAAAATTGTGGAAAAATTGCCACTTGCAACCATTACTGCACTTGAACGTGACATTTGTAAATCTAGCGCAAATTGACCTCTTTTATTACCACCAGCAAAAGTATTGTCGGGAATAGCCGCAAGTAAAGCACCTCCTGCTTTAGGTATAATTGCAAAGTCTACATTTGTAGTTGCTGAAAGAGCTGTTAAACTATCTACAGGAACAGTAGCATTAGGTGCTGTTGTGTTCTGTGCTTCTGTAAAATAAGTTAATCCACCTGCGCTATAAGAAACACTTTGCCAACTTGTGGTATATTGATATGTGTTACCGTTTGCTGTATCTGTATACCTATCTCCTGCAACTGCCGTATGTACAGGTGCTCCTGTGCCTGTTGCAACTGTTAATCCTTGATCAGTTTTTGTATATACTATTGCCATTATTCAATAATTAAAGATTCACAAATTACTAGAACTGCATCTAGTTTACCTCTTTGGCTTTCATCTAATAGCACTGAGCTAATAGAAATATCTAAGGGATCAATATTAAGCACGTCAGAAGACTTATCATACACTAAGTAACCAATTACATCAATCTGTAACTTACATGCTTCCCATAGATCTAAAAACACTAATTGGTCTGCTTCTGACATAGTTGTTATATCAGTAGCAATATTTTCACCAGTTTCACCTAAATCAATTACAAATGTTTTGTAGATTGGTGCATATACTATTTTGTTTATTGTTTTCATGATTATAATAAATAAGTTGTTGCCTCTAACATTGTTCCACCTACTAATATATTTGGTGCGTATGCTGTTCCATAAGTTGTATCTGAAAACGTATCTGATATTCTGAAACCTACAGCGCAGTTATCAATTACAGAATAAACTTCAACATCTTGTGCTGTTCCAGTATTTGAAAGTATTTGGATAGGTGCTAAACCATTTGCTACTTTTAAATAAGCTTGTCCTGTAAGTTGAATTTTACTGTTAGTGGCTGTCTTTTGAATTAATCCACTTTTTGAAGTTGCTACATTGCATATTAACTTACCTCCGTTCTGTTGATAAACCCCTCCGTTTCCTAGTTTTATTGTAGGCGTGTCAAGTGAGTTTTCCGATGATGTTCTAAACAATTCAATATAATTATTATTTAAAACAGTTCCAGTAATAATTGCTGATTGATAACCATTGATGTTAAAAACTCCATTATTTGTAATTGTACCAGCTAATGAAGATATAATACCTTTAAAAAAACCGTCTATTCTTAAATTGCAACCACTAGCTATGTTCAAATAGCAGTACCCATTGGTAGTATATCCAAAACTTTTATAAGAATCAACAATAATTAGACTAGCCGTTCCCGTCAATGTTACGCTAGATATTGAAGAAGAATTCCCGTCTGTATGCCAACCCCCTTTTATGGTTGCTTCGGAAGTACTAGATCCCGTATAAGAACCTTGTAAATTTGCAATATCGACACTTCCTAGTGTTTTTGTATTTACAATATTCGCCTTTATTATTCCTGACAACATCACTCCACCCCTAGACCCTATTATATTAATAGTGGTAGCCGTTATGTTGGAAGAAATCAAAAGAGGAGGGGTTAAATCATAAGTACTTCCAATTGTCATTGTTGTGCCTGTTATATTTCCTCCAGAAAACACATAATAACTACTTGAAGATTCATTTAAAGTCAATTGTCCGTTTATTATTGAATCATTACTAGTTATAATAGTGCCGTTAGTATTACTAAAATAAGCATTTATAGACGCAGGGCAAACTTGAGAGCCATTAAATTCGTAAATTCCAGCACCAGCACGAATACCACCAAGTAAACCATATCTATAACCGTTCCATGTACAATTCCCACCTTCTATCCATCCAACACTACCAAATCTTGCGTCAAAATTTGGGCAATCAACTAACATATTCCCAAAAGAATAAGCATTTGATAATCTAATTTGATCCCCTGTTCCAATAGAGTAATAATTTAAAGGTTTAAAAATAAAATCGGTTGCGCAAGTTAAATAGTCTGAATAAATTAACCTACTTGCTGAATTATTCCCAAACCAATTACCACCTAAAATAATTCTCGGTGTTGTTCTTGCAACTGTGACATTAAAAACAATACCCGAAAAAATAACATTACAACTGTTAAAATCAAAAGAAAACCCATCTTTTTCTAAATTTGATGAATAAATATAAGTTCCTGAGCAAATAACCATGTATTGAGTCACTCTAGTAGCTGTTATTGAAGCACTTGTTGTTGTTGCCTTACTTAACGTGATAACTTTTGCATTTACTCCACCTCCATCTTTACTTTTTACAATTGTGTTTACTCCTATGCCTGTTCCTGATATTACATCTCCTACACTTATTGAAGCATAATTCACATCTGAAATAGCCGACACGGTTACACTTGTTGCTGTTGTACATCCAAATGTCCCTGTATTTGTAATGTCAGATAAGGCATACTCAGGAGTTAAGTAAGGATTATTAATATTACCTCTTGCAGTTGAATCAACCCCATTTATTGAATCTACATAAATTTTATTAGCTTGTGGTATAGAACCACCTCCTGCTGCACCAAATATTTCTAATACTGTTCCAGTTGAATCTTTATAATGAACTAACTTATCTGTTAAATCATAAAAGTAAGTTGAATTAGATACACTTGCCCAATCAGCACTTGAAGCTGTTGTTACCGTGTATTTTAAACCTACTACTGGGGAACCTGTTACTGTTATTACTGCCATGTTATAAATTTATAAAATCGTTAAATAGTATTTTTTGTTCATCTGTCAAATCTTCATATAAAAATTCTGTAAATGTATCCAATGTTAGAAAAAACACCAGTCTAGTTATTGGATTAATAATGTTTATTGAGATGAATAACCATTCATTCTCCATAGTTTTCATCATTGCAATACAGTTATCTACAACTACTTTTTGTGAATTTGTCAGCTCCGATAATAACAAAGATGATACTGAATCATCACTAAATCTTTTAATGATTTGCCCGTTGATAATGTCTATTTTAATTAGTTCCATAATATTTATAATAATAAGTTTCCTTGTGCATCAGCAGTATTAACTAACAACTGAGTAACATTAGCATTAACCGCAGTAGTTGAACCTTCAAATGTATTTAATCCCCAAGTCATTGTTACAGCAGATGTAGCGTGTAAACAGTTAGCTGATGCATTTGTAACAGCTAATGAACAATTTGATAACCAAACGTTACCACTACTAATTTTTTGAAATGCATGTCCACCAGCATTATTCCATTTACAAGTTATTGATACTGATTTTATAGTGTTTTTATAACCAGCTCCAGCACTCCTAACCATAGCTACAGCACCATCACTTGTCGCTGTACCTCCATTGAACGATACATCATTAACATCGTTACCATCTTGTAAGTATACACCATTTCCTGTTGCTGAATATCCGTTACAATTTTTAAATGTACCACCATAAGCATTTAACCCAATATAAGAAGAAGAAATACCAACACAATTAATCCATAAACCTCCATTGCTAGAATGAAGCCCTTTTTCTGTAGTACTTCTACCAACACTATTATATATCTTAGCTGAACTAGCATTACTACCAAGACCTAATCCAGCAATTGATTCCCCAGTTATATTTGTATAAGTTCCGCCCCCAGAAATTAGGACTCCATAGGTGAAAGAGGATATAGAATAACCATAAATATTTGTTGCTGACACACACGTAGCTGTTACATAAAAACCAGTCCCACCTCCAGAACTGACTATTGATTTAACATTTCTAAAGATACCAATACTAACCGCACATCCAGTAACCCCTGCTGAGACATCAGTTACCAATCCGTTATATCCTTCCATAACTTTACAGTTGAATATAGCTGTAGTATGTGCTGTATTTACAGTGTCTTTTGTCAATCCCCCATAAAAGTATATTTCACTACTTGCCCCAGTTATATTCCAAACACTACTTGAGCCACTTGCTGACGATCTGATTGGGTAAAAATTAATTATATTACAAATAACTGTAGATGCATTATCTATAAAGCAATGCCCAGCAATATTAGAATATGTGTATGTATATCCGTTACCATTAATATTTACTCCATTTTTAAGAGTGATAGTTACGTTACCAGTTTCAATAACGTTTGCAAATTGTACAATAGTGTCACCAGTTACCGCTACTGCCATTGCTAGTGTAAGTGTTGCGTAAAAAGTATAAACACCACTTGTGTTTGCTATACCAAATATTCCTGCAGATGATGTAATTGCCTCAAAAAATGGTATAGACGTAATTCCTACGTTTGTATTTGCTAATCCAAGTAAGTTAGTAGAGTATCTTGCCCCGTATTTAGTACTGGAAGGATTATTTACTTTCCACTCTCTTTCTAAAACTGTAAAGTTTCCCCCCCAAGCGTCAACACGGAAAATTCTCCATTTTGTACTTGCACTTCCTATATTAGATACTGCATACGTCCCATTATGTGCTTGGTTTACTTGGTCTTTCACAAGAAATCTACGTCCAGCAGTTAATGTTACACCATTTATAGAAGGAAAAGTTCCATTGACAGTTGCTTCCAAAAATGCACCTGATCCAGGTAATGTTGGATTGGTTCCAGATGTATAAGTACAAGTAGGTAGCGGAGCAGAAGTAACAGTATCTATATGTAATACTGGCGTATTTTGAATCCCTACTACTGTGGTTGTAAATACTATGTTACTTGTGCCAACAACTGGATCAACTGTCTTTTGTAGAAATGCCAAGTTAGCTAAAGTTGAACCCCCGAATATATTTATTTGTAAAGGATATAGTTCAGTTTGGGTATCGGCATCAGTTGTTCTTGTAATAATAAATGGCTGTGAAGGACTTCCCAGTTGCGTTACTACATATATACCGTTTTGAGTTTGGTTTGATTGACTTCTAACTAATATTATTTGATTTAATGCAGTTACAACATTATCAATTCTATCTGTAAAAGATATAGTTGATAATTGACCATTAACATTACCAGTTAAAGTGGCTCCAACACCTAAAGTACCATTATTATACGTGCAAGCCTTTAACGCTTCTGTTGTTCCTAAATCTGCAAATAAAACAACTTGATTTGTTGGAGTACTGTTTGGAGGTTCATTTTTCCAAAGCCCTGATACTCCATCATAAGTAAGAATTTCACCATCTCCTAGTGGAGTCGTAATAATATCTACATCATTAAGTTGACTAAGATTATCAGGTTTGTTATTAAATGTATTCCAATCTGTAGAAGAAAGGTACCCATCTGTTAGTGTATCTGCTTGAGGAATACTAATAGCAGGTGTTGTACCTCCTGAAGATACTACTGGAGCTGTTCCTGTTACATTTGTAACTGCTCCTGTTGGTATAATTTGATTTAATGTTGTTAATCCTACTGAGTAATGTTGACTACCTTCTGTTCTAAAGTTTACAGTTTGAGATACACCAGTAGTATTTTGCATTGATATTTTTACTACTATTCTATCTGTAGTTAATAATGTAGTTGCTGGAAATACACCGTCAGATACATACATTGTAGTAGTAGTAGACATTCCTGTAACTATCTCAGGATCAGGAGTAAAAATCAATGTTTCTATTCCACCTAAATCTCTTTTATATACTGTAGGTCTAATTATCCAATTTTGACCTGCTGCTACTGCATTGAAGTGTAAAAAGAATTGCCATAATCCTCCTGGTATTTGTATAGTACCTGGTATACCACTAGGTGTTTGATACTCAGCAATTACAGAAGTTACTCCTCCTGCAACTGTTAATGGTACAACTTGTTCTATTGCACTAGTAACAATTGATGAAAATTCTTTATAAGGAGACTGATCTACAGTTTGGTTTAAGTAATATGTAGTATTACCTGATCCACCAGGAATAGTAACGGTAACATCACCACCTATTGTAGATGCATTAACACCTGAACCTACAAAGTCAATACTGTTTACATCTGCCGTTATTATTGCAGATTCTTCTAAAACTGCAATTCTTTTTTTTATGTTTATTTCTGTACTCATTAGTATACTTTTTGTAAAACAAAGTTAAATGATTGAATAGTATTACTTGCACTACCTGTATTCCATTGAGCAGTTACAACTAAGGTATTATTTACTGTTGTATCAAAAGTCGTAGCATTAATTTGACTTAACACATATCCTTCAAAATTAACTCCTGCATTTTTAATATAAGAAAATAAACCACCTGATGAAATTGATGCAACACCTGCTCCTCCTATATTTCTAACTGTAAAAAACAAATTTAATAACCACGATTTTGAAGTAGTTGCATCCATATTTATTATACCTGTATCTGCTAAAATGACACCTGCTAATGTTTCAACGTGAATGTGTAATGTTGCCGTTCCTAAACAAGATAAAAAACCATCTAATTCACAAGTAAAGGAATCTCCTATTTGAAATGAATTTGCAGGAACGGTTAATGTGCCTACACCTGTACCGATAATACTATTTTTAGCAATTCCTGTTGCAGGTATGCTTGAAGTTGTTTGAGCATATAACCCATAACTTGTAGATGGAACATTTCCAGGGATATCTACTTGTGCTGCACCTCCTACACTACTTACAGTAACACCAGTTCCGGTGAAATTTATAATGTCATTAGAAAGCACAGTTGTACCTTCATCTTGTACAATTGTTTTTGTAGAGATTTGAGTACTCATATGTATTATGAATTATATGTAATAAGTAATTCAGTACCTGTTCCGTCATATGTAAATGTAGAAGCAGCATAATAATTATTAATACCATCAGGTCCAAAACTTACTGATTCACCCGGTTTAATTGTAGCACCTAAAAAAGTTCCATCACCTATTCCTACATTTGCTATAGAAAGACTATATGTTATTGGAGCAACTGTACCTGATGTAGAAGTTCTAATATAATTAGGAGTTCTAGTAACAGCTGATGTATTATTTACTATTTGAGCTAAGTAAGTATTAGGATTAATATAAGTAATTGGTGCAACTGGTGTACCTGGAGTATTTGTTCCTGCTAAATAATAAACGGGTGGATCAAATGTTCCCGTACCTGCATTATAAATTCTTATCTCTAACCAAGTAACATCATTAGCATCAATAACTAAAGCTGCTTCATATTCAGTTCCTGCTTGAATAGCAGTTAATATTTGGTTAAGTAATGAATCAACATTAACAGTATTATTATTAATATCAACTAAATTGTCACAGGCGCATTCTTGGCCATATAACATTTTTAATTGCCATGGCATATTGGTACCCTTGCCACCATATGTTTTTAAATTTCCTACAGACATAATAATTTGATTTTATATATAATAATATACGTAAAAGATTCTAGATATACAAATATAAAAAAGAAAAGCCACATTACTGTGACTCTTATTTTTAATTTTCTCTAACTAGTTCTACTTCTGGTTCAGAATATAAAACTCTTAATGCTTGTGTTATCATAGCTGCATCTTGTAAATTAAATGCTCCTTTAAGGAATGCTTGATTTAAAGCTTGTTCAATTACTTGTTTAGCCTCTAACTCTTTCATATTGCTTGTAATTCAGTTATTTGTAAATTAGTAAGTCCTTCAACAAACCACTCTTTACCCATCATAATACGAATATGTTCTACATTACGTGTTACTGTTGCAGTTTCTTCTTCCGTTAAAGTTTCTTTAGCATTTAATTCTGCAATTAATGCAACACTATCATATGCTGCTGATATTGATTTTGCAATTTGTTCTGCTGTTAATTCTAATTCCATGATATTTATTTTTATTATGCTAACAAGATTTTTCTTGCTACTCCATTAATAACTACATTCCATACTTGAGAAGATGCATTTACTTCTACTGTTACTGCTCCTGCATTTACTGCTGCAGTACCAATTACAAATTGATTATTTGCAGTAGCTATAGCAGAATTTCCTAATATAACTGAACCACTAAAATTTCCACTTTGAGTATTGTTTCCTATTGCTGTATTGCTATCTCCTGTAGTGTTTGCTGTTAAAGAAGAATTACCAATTGCAACATTATTATAACCTGATGTATTAGAATTTAATGCACTATATCCTACAGCAGTAAGATTAGTACCTGTTGTATTTGCATATAAAGCATTAAAACCTATAGCTGTTAAATTACTACTTGTGGTATTACTTCTTAATGCTTCAAAACCTACAGCTGTATTATTACCACCGGTAGTATTAGAAAATAATGAATATGAACCTACTCCAATATTTCTAATTCCAGTTGTATTAAAAATAAATGAATTATATCCTATAGAAGTATTATCAGCACCCGATACATTATTGATTAATGCTTGATTACCAATAGCAGTATTATTAACTCCTATTGTATTATTTTGTAAAGCAAACCGACCAATTGCTGTATTTGTTGTTCCAGTTGTATTATTTTGTAAAGCAGAATTACCAATAGCAATATTATAAGCACCTGTTGTATTATTTTGTAATGCTAATTGACCTATAGCTGTATTTTCAAAACCTGACGTATTAGATTTAAGTGCACCATCACCATATGATGTGTTTGTAGCAACGTTACCTTTTCCATTATTCCAAATAGTAAGATCTGTTGCATTAGATTCTAACCATGCTGGCAATGATGCAGAAGCACTAAAAATAGTTTCAATTGCACCAGTAGAATTTTTAAAATAAACTAAACCATCAGATAAATCTAAAAAGTTTGTATTATTTGCTACAGATGCATGATCAGCTACACTATCAACACGTACTGTGAAAGGTACTCCTCCAACTTGTTTGCCTATTACTGTTACTACTGCCATGATACTTATTTATTACTAATCATTAATACAAATGCATCCCACACTTCTTTATCTTTTTTTGTAAGTTTACTGTAGTATACTTCACCCATTGATGTAAAGAATTTGGATTGCTTAATTGTTCTAATACCATTTTCTTCACTTAACTGAACAACTAATTGGTTTAAAACTTGACCTCCGTTTTCTGCTTCTAATTTATCTATTGAATCCATTTTAGTAATTTATTATAGAGTTACCTCTGTTATCTTGTGTATTTAATGCTAAGTTTATTAAAGATGCTGAATAACCTAATGATCCAGCAGGACCTTTGAATTTATTATCTACTAAGTAGATGCCTACAGCTCCTACATTTATACCTAATGCAGAAACATTTCTTGTTGTAAATTTACAGTCTATAAATGAAGTATTAACAAGAGGTAAGTTTGCACAATGACCAGCTGCATTATCCCATCTACATATAAATCTACAATCTTCAAATAACACCTCTGAACCAGACAAGAATGATCCACCTGTAGCTGCTAAGTTACTTATAAATGTACAATTGCTATACCATGTACCTATTCCTACAAAGTATAAAGCATTGGCTGTTTGTGCTACAAAAGTACAATCACTTACTGCACCGTCTTGATTAAGACAATATATAGGAGCTGCTGCACTTGATTCAGAATAACTATTACGTAGTGTACCTCCACCTTCTACTTTACATGTAAAGTTTGGAGCTCTCATCCAACAAGCATCAACAAAACCTCCATTTAAAAATACTGATCTATGAGCTGTTGATTCAAGTCTACTGTTATTTAATCTAGCTCCTGCAACATGGGCTCTTGCACAATATTTATTAGATACTGTAGAATAAACTTCCATATTTGAAGCTACTCCTGCTAAGTATAAAGCATGACCATTAACAGTATCTTGATTTCCTCTATTTGGTCCAAAAGCTCTTATTTTACAATTATCAAAAACAGCAGTATTAGCTCCTTGAAACATACCCTCATTTGCAATTACATTTGCATCAGTCACTGTACCTACAGAATATACACCATTAGAAAAATTGTTTCCGGTACCATCTAAAATAGCAGGGATAGATATTTTGCTTGAAGCATTTAATACGTATAGGCCATAGTTAGAACTCACTTGTAGACTTATAGTACCATTGAATATAACAGTGTTTACGAATATTCCATTATCAGTAATATATGCAGAATCATCTACTCTTAATGTATTACCATTTAAGTTTATATTTATACCGTTTTTAAGAACTAAATTTACACTTAGATTAGTACTTGTCTCTAAAGTAATTGCATTTCCAAAATCAAAAAAAGGTATTGCATCTTCATAAGTATCATAGTAAGTTTTTTCACCTGCAGAATCAGATAATGACCAAATACCAAAAGGCACTGTAGGTGTAGGTATACTACTTAAAAAATCAGCTACTGATATACCTGTAGGTTTATAACCACCTCCATATTTAGAATCTCTTGTACCAAGAATAATTAAATCTTGATCTTCAGGAACTTTTTTCATCATCTTACTTGAAATAAGATTTAGAAAATTAATTAAGTTATTTAACATCTTTATTATTTTAATTTAATGTAAAAATACCACAAATATATTATATCTGTGGTATTTATTTTTTTAATTACGGTACCTGTGTAGTTTTAATATCACCTGATACACTATCACGGAAATATACTCCTAATCCAAATTCATTGTATACTTCAGTATTAGTATATGTATTAACAAAAAAATCATATATTGCAGTTAATGCTACTGCTTTTTCATCTAATGATACTGAGTTATTCATCAATACTGATGCGTATACTTTAATGTTTGCTTCTTTTAATGCTATTGGTGCTGCCATGATATTTATTTTTTATAGTTAATTAATTTATTGCTTTATCTTTTTGAATATATTCACTTTGTTTTTTTTTAAAAACTTCCATAGCTTTTTTTGTCACATCTGCTCCATACTTTTTTAATAAAAAAGCGGTTACTCTATTTTCTTTTTCCATAATTTTTAAGTTTTATTAATTAATAAATTCTACTGTTTCATCTTCAGGTATTGCTATTGTAAAATCAATATTTACTTGAGCTTTAAATGGAGTAGCTGCTGCCATTACTAAAGTATACCAATGATCTTGTATAGTACTAATTGTATTATCATCTGCTATAAGAGCATTTGTTGTTGAAATTAAATTACCTGCATTATTAGCTACTAAAACATTAAAGTTCATTGCAGAAGCAACAGTGTCATATATATTAGTATTTTCTGCTAAGATTACTGTATCTTCTCTTACTCTAAATGAAGTATTAGAACCTGAAACAACTCCAATAAGAAGAGCATATGAACTTGAACCTGCAAGGTCAGCAATACCTTGTATTCTATATCTTTTAAGTACAGTACCATTTTTCTTAGTTATTGTACCACCTATTGCAGTCATAGTAGCTTGAACGTTTGGTTCAATTGAACCTTGTATAAAAGTTACTGAAGGATCTGAAACTACAGCAGCAAAGTCAGCAACTGAAATAGTACCAGCTAAGTAGTCATCATCTCTACGTCCATCTTTAAGACCTAATGGTATTACTGTTTTAGTAGTATCAACAGTACTTACTATTCTCTTACCTTTAATCCAACTTATAAAATTTAATATATCCATGTTATTTATTTTTTATTTTTATTTATTAATTAATTGTGTATAGTTCAAAGTATACATACAATGCACCATTCCAGTTATTAACTCCAGCTATTGCAGGATTTGCATTATAAAAATTAAAATCTAATCCAGTTGTAGCTCCTGTAGCAATTAAGTGTGGAATAGCATTGTCAGTTATAGTGTTTTTGTAATATACAGAATACTGTACATATATATTATCTCTATTGGCTAAAGTAAGATCTAAATCTAAATTATCAATTGTGAAAGATACTGAAGTAGCATAAGCTGGATCAGGAGTTAAAGGAGCAGATGATCCCATATTAAGAATATCAATAATACCACGGGGAGTATCTACTGTTACAACACTAGTAATTGCCATGTCTAACTCATAATGTTTAGTATTACCAATATTACCTGATTGTACTGCATCATTTAATGTCATTGCTACTGTAAGATACTTGTCATCTCTTTTTCTTGAAGGCGCACCTACAGCAACTAGAGATCCATCTGGAGGTGTAGTAGTTACACGCTTAGCTTTGATCCAGGAAATAAAATTTAAAATGTCCATGATTATTTATTTTATATATATATACTATAATATACAAAAAAGTTTTATAAAAACAAAATCCCAGAAAATTAATCTGGGATTTCCTTACCTAATGTGTAAAAATTAACAGCCTAACAGAGAATTATAGCCTTAAGTTATTGCAATGTATAAATAATATTTTAATTAACTATACTTCTTAATTTTTTATTTTTAAATTTTTTTGATTTATGTATACTTCTTCTAGCTGAAGCCCTTGCTTTATTCATTTGTTTTTTAACTCTAAGGTCTTCTTTATATACAAGTTTATTACGCATTGCTACATCATCATTATGACTCCCACCTTGATTATAGTTAGGACCAGATGTTGCACATGAATACAATAATAATATCAAAATCCATTTCATTTTTTCAGTTCAGTTATTCTTCTTTTTAAATATACTTCAGCTTTTTCCAGATCCTCTAACTCTTTAGTAGCATCTTTCTTTCCAGCTCTTGCTATGTACTTAATTACATTACCTAAGTAAAAGTCTTTATCTAATCCCCATGCCTCAAGCACATTGAACACTTCATAAGGATTATTAGGACCACCATAATGAGCTGGCCTTAACGGATAAGGTTTAGCATTTAAATCTGGTAATGTAACTGCTTTAGGTTTTGCTCCTGCAAAAGAATCTTTTCTGATATAATCTTTATACATTTCTTGGCTTTTATTTGCAGCAAGTTCAGCCATAATCTTTAAACTTTTAGTATATGTATTAGATGTCTCAGGTTTTCCTACCATCCTTTTATAATCATCACAAATTAAAGGGCTCATCTTACCAAACAATTGCAATGTCATATTCACTTACCATCAACTTGATGCCTCCATCAA